CCTACATTCGATACGCGTGGGCCGCGTGCCCACCACCGCTGATCTGCAATCAGCTGGGGCCAGGTAGCTCAGGTGGTAGAGCAACGGCCTGAAAAGCCGTGTGTCGGGTATGCACTGGCGCCCCTCAGAACCACCAATCAGCCCACAGAAACGCTCAAGCCCGATCCCGAATTGCCGGGGGCGGGCTTTTTTTATTGATCGTCCCGGAAAATGAACCTGTTTTTACCATTATTTGCCCATAGGAAACGCGAAAACCCGGGTCTGTGGGCGCTGAGTCGGAGTTGGTGCGAGATGCTTTTCCCATATTGCCCATGAGCAGGGCTCTCTCGTGCGCGGGCGCCTGCGACCGAAGACTAAGAGGACCACGTGAACTCGCGCCGCTGGAGTACAATGCGGTTTAAGATCCTCTATATTGTCGCAGACAAGTAGACGGCGAAGACAACCAGAGGGCCGAAGAGAAATGAGAGGGTGCCTACCGGCGCCAACGGCCCTATACCGCTCGGGTCGTAGCCAGGGAAGGTATCGGCTGCGGCCCTTTTCTTTGCTTGCTTAGGCTGCACACAAATAGAAAATGCCCACACCGTTGGGGCGATGCGGGCACTATCAGGCGGGAAGACAACCATGCTAAAACCGCCTTTGTTTTGCCTAAGCAGGCATATTTATATAACATGGTCGGGGTGTAGTTGCAAGTCACCGGGTCGTAGTTGCAAGTTCTTCTCAAGCCTGACCTGTGCCACAACCCCAAGATTCCGGTGAATAGGTGGTTAAGCCCACAATCCGCACTAAAAGAACCGCTCGTAGTTGGCAAAGGGGCCGCGCTCCTTGTGGTACATAAACGCCTGGGCACCCGGCATTCCGTGGTAGTGGTACTTCGCGTGCCACTCGTCCTGTGGGCTCAGTGAGGGCGAGATGTAAACGCAGCACCCGCCTGTCTCATTGCTTCGGATACCCACCGGGCGCTTCTTGGTGACGTGCTTGTGCCCCACGTTGACCTCTCGCCACTTGCTCTTGCCCCAAAGCTCTCCGTTGGAGGTGGCGAATGCCATAGCGAGCTTCTTGAAGCTCACGGTGTCTCCATGCGTGTCCATGAAGCCATTGACGCCCCACTCGTAGTATTTGTCTCGGCTGGAGTCGAGGTTGACCCGCACGTCCGGGCTATTCCTGAACTCCGCGATCATCACGCGCCCAATGGCAATCTCGGACTGCTCGGAGTGGTTGCCGGGAACGACGTTGATGTCCAGGGGCGCTACCTCCAATAGGCGACGGGCGATCTGCTCTGCGAGGTCGCAGCCAAGGAGGAACTGTTCGATCCACGGCATTGCCGAGGTGACCGGCGTGCCGCTGGACGTGGTGCTGAGGGTACCCCCTCCTCCCGCCCTGCCCTGCTCGAAGGTGCGGTCTACCTGGAGGATGTCGTGCCCCAGGGGCCAGGAGATCCGGTCCACTCCGTGTTGCTCTGCCAGGGCAACGAACTCGTCGAGGACGCGAAAGACGCGCTCACGGACCGAGTCGGGAGACCAGTCAGCTTGGTACCCCTCCTTGCCCACGTGGAGATCCGGGATGTGCAGCCGCATCAGGTTCCCCGTCTTCGGCTGCTGGATGTTGGCTCGGTAGATCGGGGCCTCGTCGGCGACCTGTTCGAGGAGCTTGTCGGCGAATGCCTCAGTCTCGGCAGGGTGGCGCCGCTCCAGGGCGAACTCGAACTTATACATCGTCTTGACGCGGTGCTCCTGCTCGGTGATCGGTTCGTCCTCGGCGTCGTAGCCGGTCACCACATCCACCTTGCACTGCCCCTCGTACGTGCCCACCTTCGGACGGATGATCCTCCAGTCCTCTTCGTTGATGCCCAGGTGCTCGATAGCCTCGTCCATCGTCATGGGGCGGGCCGATACGGTGCTCGCCTCGCCGTTCTCGTAGTCCACATCGGACTCCGGGGTGTGAACCTCTACCACGTCGCCAACCTCGGGCGGGGCGTCGGCCTCTTCCCGGACCCGGTTGATTACCTTGCGGGCCTGCTTCCGGGACACCCCGAAACCGTACTTCGCCGAGGCGTCGTCGGCGATCCGGTGACGGCCCCAACCGTCCTCCAGAATCTTTCTGCGGTACTGATTCGCCATTCGGTTGCGCAATTCCTGATAGCTGATATCCATGGTTGTCTATTGGTTGTTGTAGGGCGCCGGTAAGCACCCGTAGAGTGAGTTCGTCGCGTGCTCGCTACCAGGGAAGCGCCGCCCGTATGGCGGTCTCCAGCGTGCCCCACAAGAGGTACATGCCGAAGCCAACCAGGGCTACGAGGCTGAACCAGCGGGCGAGCTTATCAGTCGTGCGCTCTATCCACGACTCCTTTTCGTAGGTACATTCTATGGTCGTGTCCCTCGCCACGCAATCGCCTTCGACGTAGAACTCCATCTCCCCTTGCACCGAGCGTCCAATGAGGCGCTGCCCGAGGCACGGCGCAGCGAGGATGTGCCGCTCAGTGAGGCCCGATAGGCGTACCTGTGCGCTGTCTACGGCGACCTCTTTCAGGGGGAAGGCATCGGTCGTATCCCTGGCGGTCGGCTCCTCCCGCGCTACCTCCACAGTCTCGGGTACCGTGAGCGTCATTCCCGGCATCCAGAGCGTGTCTGTGCGGACTCGCTCAACGGTTACCGTGTCCGGGGCCTCGGTCTGCACCGCATCCCTCCGGTCCGTCTGGTCGATGCGAACGTGCTCGGTGCCCGTAGATGAACAGGCCAGCAGGGATAGAAGCAGGGCGAGGACAACGAGGATTAGAAAGAAGGAGACCCCGCTGTCGGATCGCGTGGGCATGTTGTTATTCATCGTCATTGGCACCGGGGCCTTGTGAGTCGACTGAGATGTCCTTTGCCGTGCCCTTGTTGATGAGTTGCCGCATCTGGTCCATGACACCCCGGATCGGAACGTCCTGGAAGTTCTCTCGGGTGCTCCAGAACTCCGTTAGAAAGATCATCAGGTAGGTCCAGCGCTTCGCCCACCCAAGCTCCACCTCCCACACGTTAGCGGCGACCGTGAAGAGGATTAGGACAGACAGGTACTCCCCGATCTTGATGATCGAGTCCCGCAGTCGCCTCGACGACAAGAACTGATTGAAGGCTGCGGGGCGCCCAAGCTCGTCGGACTTGCGCCACCACGAGGCGTAGACCCCGGAGGCAAAGTCGAACAGGAGTACGAGCCCCAGGGCAAACGCGGCCTCGGCCCTTACCTCAAAAACTCCCTGCATGAAAGTGAGCAGGGAGTCAATAAAACCCGTCTCGATTGCAAGAAAGGAAAGTGTGCCTTTCACCTGGGCGTGCTGCCCAAGAGAGACGATGGGGGACAAGAAACGAGTAACCTCCAGGCTCGGGCTACGTGATATCCAATAGCCGAAAACCCAAAGGCAGGACGTGCCCAGGAGGGCAAAAAAGAGGGGGTGCATGTCATGGTTGTCTTGGGATTATGGGGGCCGGTAAGCCCCTCAATCAACTACACTCCCAAGGTACCCAATCGGGCACGTCCTCGCCAGGGGTTCCGCTTACACCTGTGCTCATTATTCGGAGAAGAGCCACATGATAGGCGAAATGGCGCCCTCAGGAAGCCCCCTGCTTCCGTCACGCATACGCCCCTCCTCTTTGTCGAGGAACCGATCTGAGACATTGTACTCGTCGTAGGGGTCGCCCTCTTCTCCGAGGAGGCCCTGGCGGCGGTCGTAGAACTCCTGGTCGATGCCCTCGCGGGGCTCTCCATCCTTGGTACGAAGGGGCTCCTGACCCGAGATACCGAACTCACCCCGAAGCTCCTCGTCAGCCCGATGGAACGGCTTGAGGGCCTGTTCAATGCGAGTCATGTTCTTCGTCATTGCGTACTTGATCTTCGGCACAGTGAAGCACGGCTTCACGGCCTGGAGTGTGTTGAAGCGCTGGATAAGCTCCCGGTTGCTCGGGTTGCCCTGCTCCCCTGCCTCGCCTTCCGGCGCGTCCTGGGGCGCTCGTGGTGACTGCGTGTGTGCTTCTGGCTGATCTGTCATGGTTGCCTCCTTTGTTTGCAATAAGCCCCGGTAAGGGCCGGTGAGTAAGAGTGTACTCCAATATAGGGGCTCAGGCCCAGCCGTCAACCGGGTGTGCCTCACGTTACGAGCCAAGATTCGTCTGGTACGTACTGCCATCGTCTGTCTTCTCTCGCCACATTAGGTCGATGTCTCCGTCCCCCTTTTTCATGACGTACAGCACGGCCTCTCCCTGATTGAGTGCGCTCCAGGGGTAGTGAGAAGTGCGATAGTTCGGGAACTTCATTACCTTCTCGTTCGGCAAGAACTGGAGCATCACATCGGTATTCCCGCCAAGAACAGTACCGATCTCCACCCTTGGCGAGTCATTGGTGTAGACTCCATCTGAGTCCGACGTATTTAATTGGATACTGTCGCTTCCTGTCGGGCGGTAGCTAATCGCAATCTCGCAGTAACTATACGAACCCGTCGACCCCTTCGCGGAGCGGGCCTGGAGTGTTTGCCCTGAGTAGCTGGAGTTCGCATCCCCATAGACGCTCTGAACGTAGCTCCCATTGTCGGCGGCAATGCGGGCAATCTCAGTGCCACTCTCGTTCCAGGTTATTGCCCTGGCAAGAATGCCGGAGCCGGTGTTCAAAGCGATCCCATCGCTGTCTATTGTGTAGTCTCCCGCCCCATTGGTAATCTCTCCAGTTGAGCCAATTGTCAATCTCTCACTGATAGTGGCCTCATTGGAGAAAATTTCGTCAGTGAAGAGCGCGTCGACCTTCAACCCATCCTCGTCTGCCTGTAGCACATCCGTACCCGCAGACCGAATCCGCACACCAACCCCGTTCATTATCCCCCAAAAGTCCTCGCCTATAGCCACGTGGTTCGCGGAGTCCTTGTACGCGCCAATTTCCGCCTGATCTGCACTCTCATCTACACGCATGAACACCTCTCGACCGCTGGATGAGGCTGCGCGGAACCCGTAGTCACTGGCACTCGGAAGGGTGCCAAGGTTGAGCGTTGTGTTGGTGAAGCTCTTATCCAGGCTGTTGTGGGTGATGCTCCATCCTGCGATGTCACCACTCAGGGCCGTGATTTTGGCGCTAACCTCAAGGGTTATGCCATTGTAGGTGATGTCTCCATCTGCAAGGTAGAGGTCCCCGTTGGACTTGATGTGCGTGGTCCCACTACCGGCTACGAACTCCCCTTCGAGGTAGGTATTCTCGCTATAGAGCCCGTACCCACTTGGGTTCATGGTCGGGTGACTGACCCCCTCCAGGTTGCCGTACCGAGCCTTTAGCTTGTTAGGGTGCCGGAAGTCAGACCACGTACTCACTCCGTCATACACGTCAATGAAGGGGGCATACTGGCTGCTTGCGTCATTGAGCAAGTAGCCGCCCGACACGCGAACGAGGGTATCGCCCTCGTACACGTCACCCGCTGACTGCACGTTGACCGTCAAGATGTCCTTATCGCCTGGGGAGGCATCTACAGCCGTTACAGTGAGCTTGATTTCGTAGACAGTTGATCCGGCGTCGTCGAGCGTCTTTACCCAGAGAAGGTCATTGACCGAGAAGCTGGCATTGCCCTCTCCAGACTCCACATCAAGGGTTTGCCCGTCCTGGAACATCGCCTTCCCTTCGGCAACCTTCGCAGAGTCGGTAATGAGCAAGTAGCCGTTGCTCGCCTTCACGATGTCCTTCTTGAAAATGTGCGTGCGAAATTCATTACGCACACGCATGTTGTCGACCTCGAAGAACGACCCCTCCGCTGGGGTATTATCCACCCTCCACCCTGCCCCAAGAATCCCGCTCGTGTAGGAGGGGCTGCCAATATGCTCACCAATTACAGCGGTACCGCCAACCTCAAATTCGTTGACTACCTCGATCTTGGTATCGTTGGTGCTGTTCGTTGACTGCTGGGGGTACATCACCATCGCCTCGATCTCTTCGCCCCGCGTGCCGTCACTGTATTCAAAGAAGAACGGAGTGTAGACCCCCGTTCCCCTTTTCTGGAGCCTCAACCCCATCCTGGCATTCCCATAATCCAAGTAATTACCCTGATCGGAGTCCCCATAGTCCATGTTGTAGAGGTCCATGAAGTATTCGTTACCGTCACCCCTAACGAGGGCAAGCGTACACTCCCTTGCCCCGCCCCATGAAGTCTGCGGGGGAGCCATCATGTTGAGTAGGGTGAAGTCCTTCCCGTACCGCCGCATGTTCAGTACGTCGTACGTGGTGTCGGGCGAGTAAATGATGTGATTGTTGAACTTCGCCCCGTTCGTGAGAAAATCCGCCTCAGCGCGAAATTCTGTCTGAGCACCAAATTTCCATGATCCATCTATTGTCTCGTCTGCACTTGCCAGGGCGAACTGCTCGAAAGTCGACTCAACAGCCCCTCCACCATTAGCGGCGTCGAGGTCGGCAACTCCAAAGCGATCTGTAGTTGGGTTCCATGCCACCGCTCTCGAAATTAGGCCGGACCCGGTGCCGTCCTCCCTGCGCCCCCGATCAACGTAGAATCCAGCCCACTCGTCTTCTATTGCGTCCCCGTTGGCGGTAAAGAAGTTGCCCAGTGTTGTCCCCGTAGACGCCTCAGAGGCAGGCGCAACAGTCCTCACGGCCCTGGCGACAGTGCCGTCCGTCTGGTCGTAAGACTTGACCGTGATAGTCTTCAGGAACCTATTATTCCGGTCTACGGAAATCGAGCCGGACGCTTCCGGCCCTCCTGTCCCGATCTCCCCCTCGCTGAGTAGTTCGTCGCCCCTGAGAACCTTGTATTCGACTTTCAGGTCGCCGCCCCTCTTCTGCGACTCGACATCATAGACCTCTGTGGTGTCTGTTGTAGAGCCCTCGTCGAGGCGGACGGAAAGGTACGGTTCGCCCCCGCTTGACCCCGTGGTTGCGGTAGAGACATTGATCGTCACTGTGTCCACGTCGATTGCCCCTTCCGGGTCCTTCACCTCGACCTCGTACTGATCCCCGTCCTGCGCATCGGTCTCAAGGTAGCGCCCGGTCTCGCCGGTAATCACACTCCCGTTCTTGAGCCACCTAAAGGAGATGGGGTCTCCGTTGGGGTCGTAGGAGGAGGTGGCGTCCAGAGTGATGGGGACTGCTCCGTCGTTGGATTGGAGCGCACTTGGGGCCTGTAGGAGCGCCACCGGGTCCGCATTGGTGGGGGCAACGTAGCTCGTCGCCACTAAGACGTTTAGGGTCGTCTCCTCTTTCCCGTAGTCGACCGACTGGCTCGTGACTACCCCGGTCTCGAATACCGACTCGTCCTCCGACACGGTAGAGCCAATCACGGGGTCCTCGTATGCGCCACCGGCAACCTGATCGAACACGCCATCAACGACGACCTCCTTCTCGCGGAAATACTGCGAGTAGAAGTTGTAGTAGCGCTCTGCCCTCCCCGCCACCGAGGAGATATTTTCCGGCACAGTGAGCCCATTGCCCTCGACCGAAGCCTCGATAAGAGGGGCCTCAATCTTCACGACTTCATTGCCGCCCTCATCAGCCCTATCAGGGTCGTCGATGGCGTCCTTCGGGAACCACCCCACGGCTTTGTCCCGATCGGAGCTTGCATTTATGATCTTAGGCCCCTCTACGACCACAACGTCGGGCTTCGCGCCCAGGGCCTCCCCTTTCCACTCGATTGCGTCCGGGAGGTCAAGGGTCGGCTGTTGGGCCTGGTAATCCCTTGTGGCAACGACCATCTTCACCCGCCGAGCGCCCTCCCCGATCTTATTATTGTTTGCGTCTGTAACGTCCTTGCGCTCACCCCCTTCCAGGTCACGCGACCGGGCCTGAAACGATATGTGCGCTTCTGCGGAGCGCTGAATGTCTCCGAGCGCCTTGATAAGGTCCTCGTCAAACTGGATTCGCCTGCTCAGGCTACCGGGTGTCCCTTTAACGACGGGGCTCCCATCCAGGAGGTCGGCGAGTGCCGGGGTTCGAGTCGCAACCCCCTCGGCGAGGGGCACTGCCCCGTACGGCTGCATTGACCCGCCCTCTCGACCATAGGCTTCCGAAGAGAGCAGGGTGCCGTCCGTACCGGGCTCAACGGTGAGAAGCTTGTTGTACGTCCAGGTTGCCCCAATCATGTCGGGAAGCCCAATCGGGTCCCCGCTGTAGTTGGTGGGAACCTCGAAGGTCCCTCGCTGCACACTACCGCCCACCTTGTCCTCGAAAACCAATATCCCGTACTCACCCCGCTCAAGACCGCTGGTATCCAAGTTGGCTATTGCCCCCTTCGGGCCGTCAATTAGGGGCGCCACGAAGGCGTTAGTCACCTTCGTCTTCGTCGTCTTCACCCCGGCACCGTAGACGCTCTCGTCGACGGTGATCTCAACCTCTGCCCCCACCAACTCGGTGACATCGGAGTCGAAAGACGAAAGCGGCAGGGCGATCTTCTTCTCGCTCATCAACCACTTATCATTCCAACCGACATGCTGCCCCAAGTTGTTATGCCTTTTGACCGGCCCGGTATGCTTCAAGGGGAAATACGCCCTGTCCTCCGTCGAGCCTTCGCCCCGGAAAAGGCCACTGCTTCCGCTTAGGACCGGAAACTGATAGATCGTCTGACCGCCCGCCGTGACACCATCTGTCTCAGGCTCCGTCAGGGTGGTGTTACAGAGAAAATGGAACGGGATCGTGTTGTCCCCGAGCTTCGCTTTAGTTTTGAGAATCATCCCGCGCTCGATTATATCCGGGATGTCCGGGTCCTCGCCCGCTACGCGAACCTTGGGGCCAAAGCCGAGCCACTGCGCCAAGGGGCCGACGTTGCTCCCGTCACTCACATACTGCTTGGCGACCTTCACGGGAATCCGCTCGCGGGCGACGACGCTACCGGCCTGCTTAACAGAGCGCTCCCAAGACGAGACCTCGAACGAGGTGACGCCAGTGCGCTCGTTGTACTTGATGGACTTCTTCTTGATGGGGCCGTAGAAGATGCACCGGCTGTCCGAGGCATCCCACCCCGACCCGACCTGTACCTCGACGAGGTAGGGCGTCTGGGGCGTGTAGTCGGCGAAGAAGCTCTTCGGCAGAAACTCCGTCTTGAGGCTGATTGAGTCCATGCGGAACTCCGTAGCCTCCTCTTCGAGGTACTTCTTCACCTCGCCAAACTCGGAGACCTCTAGAAGGGGCACCTCCTGGATGGACTTACCACCCTGGATATTGCCGCCTTCAATCCGATACGTCTTAACGAATACGTCCATTAGTATGTGTCTTCGCTTTTGTGGTCGGAGTATTTCTCCCCAGCCTCGATGGCGGTATCGTCGCTCATCGTAGCCTCGGGCTTCATATTCTCTATCGCCGCCGTGTGGCGCTCCATGTCGCCCCGGAGCCCCTTGATCTGCCCTTCGACGCTATCCTGTTGAGCAGACTGCCTCTTCCCGCTGGTGGACATTCCGGCGCCGCTCGGAGCGAACGAGCTATTCGGATCTGTCACCTGGGACCCCGTTGCATCCGTACCGGAACCTAACCCCGAAGCGTCGACCCCACCACCGCTTTTGCCCGCACTCTCGATTCCCATAGCCCGAATTTTAGCCACCTGGGCGAAGCCGAATGTGAGTGCGGTCGTGAAGGCTGCGATCCCGCCAGCGAGCCCGCCAAACTGCGACGCCTGATTGTAGGCGTTCATCGCGGCATTGAAGGTGTTCACCGTCGCCTCTGCAATGGCGATTTTCTTCTTGATAGCGAAGCGCCTGCGACCGGCCTCCTCGGCCCTCGCTGCGGCCTCCTCCTCCGCGACGCCCTGCTCCATCAGGTGCTTCTTGCGATTGGCGACGAACACGCGCTGGAGATCATTCAGCCCACTGGACACATCGCTGAGACGGCTGGACAGTTGCCCACCTACCATGCTGGCAAATGCCCTCTGGCTCTCCTTGATTGCCTGCTCCTCCTGGTCGTCGTAGTCCTCCCTGATCGCCTCCTTCTCTTCTCGAAACCACTCGTAGAGGGCGAGCCGCTGCTGGTAGAACTTCTGCTCGTTCGCGTAGGTGTCCTCGGCCTGCTTCTCCATTTCGTCAATCTCCGACATGCGGCTTCCGAACTCGTCCCTGGCAGAGCGGATCGCCTCCTCCCGTCCCATCTGGATGCGCTCCACCTCGCCCTGAATGGCGCCCCGGTACATCCCGGTCTGGAAGGTGGCAATGCGCTGACTATAGCGCTCGGCTCCGTCGACCATCGAATTGATCTCCTCTTCCATCTGACGCGCCCGCTCCTGAGTCTGAGCCCGGATGTCGGCAACGCGCTGGTCGTGGACGCGAGACTGTAGATCCCGGATCTTACGCAAATTCTCGGCGCGTTCGGTGTAGCCCTCGTCCTCAGCCTTGGCGATCTTCTCGTTCATCGAGAGCACCTTGCTCTTCATCTGGAGCCGGGAGCGCTCAATGGCAGTCCGGTTGGTGTCGTCTTGCAGGGATAGGCGCTTCTTCTGGAGGTCGAGTTCGACCTGGGCATTCTCCATGCGGATTTGCCGACGCTTCCGGGCGTGCTCCTCTACGGCGTCCGTCTTGTCCCTCTCGGCCTGCTCCTCGGCCTGGGCCTTGCGCTCTGCGATCAACTCGGCAAACTCGGCCTCCTGTGTAACTGTACCCTCGAAGTCCTCTAAGCGCCTGTCAAGGGCGACCTTCTGGACCTTCAACTCGTGGTCGATGATTTGCTTCTTCTCCTCCAGGCCCTCCTCCGAAATCTCGATCTCGCGCCGCTTTACCTCGTGGCGCATGTCGATCAGTTCACGGAGCCCATCAGCCGGGTCGTCGTCACCGGACCCGTCCTCGCCGACATTGGCAAGCTCACGCTCACGTGCAGCGGGCAGGCCACCGAGCTTGTCCGTGAGCAGCAGTAGATTTTTCTGTAGTCTCTTCGCCTCCTCCTCGGCATTGGCGTCCCGCGCAGCCCGCAACTGCTTCGCCCTCTTCTGCATCAGGGCCTCGATCTCACGGGTCTCCTCCTCGTACCGCGCCCGGATCTTGTCTTTCTTGTAGGGGATCGCCTCTTCCCCGTCTCGCCCGCGCAGCATGATGTCTGCCATCTCGGACTGGTGACTCTGAATCTCGTCGAGCACTTTGGCGTGCTCCTTCACAGTGAGAACACCGAACTCGGCGGACCTCTCGTACGCCTCTTTCATCCCGAAGCCCTCGGCGACAAACTCGCCTAACTGCTCCTCATACTGCTCCATCTCGCTGATCTGCTCATTGAACTCCTGCATATCCTCGTCCGGGAAGAGGTATTGCTTGATCCCGCCTACACCCCAGGTCTCCGTCCCCGGAATGTTCGGCCCGCCAAGCACCTCCGGCCCCTTCACGTACTCACGGCGCTCCATGCGCAAGTCGTGGAGCTTCTGAGTCACGTCCTCCAGGGTACCCTTCGCCTTCTCCGCAGAGATGTTGTCCATGATTACGAGGTTCGACTTCGTAGCCTCGTCAATCTGCTCCTTGAGGTTTTCCATCGCGTCTCCCGCGCCGAAGATTGCCGCCTTCGTGTCCTCCCACTGCTGCTCGAATCGGCCCGCGATGTCGACGTGCCTCGAAAGGATGAGTGTCGCCGCCGTGAGGGCGTTGATCCACAGCATCGTCGAGGCAGTGCTGCCGAAGAACAGCTTCTTCATCGCCTGCCCGGTGCTCTCCGTCTGCTTGCGGAGCTTCTGCATGGAGTCGACCGCCATGTCAATGTTGTTCATCATGCCCATTAGCCCGAAGGGAGCGTCCTGGACAAGACGCGACATCTGTAGAGAGGCGTTGTACTGAGCAAAGGAGCCGTCCTGGCGCATCCTGCGACGAACCGCCTTCCGGCCCGCGCCCTGCCCCTGCTGCCGAGCGGTCTGCCCCGCCTTCTCTCGCTTAATCTGTTCCTCGGTGTTTTCGATGTTTTTCAGGGTACGAAGGCGCTGCTCCTCAAGCTCGTTGAGCCTGATCTGCTCCTGCTCGGTCGCCTCGCCGATCTGGTCTCGCTGAATGAGGCGGTCAATCTCCTCGTCAAGCATGGCGAGCTTTTGCTGCTGGGCCTGCTTTAGACCCTTCGCGGCCTCTTCGCCCTCCTTGTCCATGAGCCGGAATATCTCCTCAAGCTCCCCCTTCTGCTTCTTCAAGCTGTCCCCGGCCCCGAAGGAGTCCTTGAGGGCTTCGAAGGGGTTCCTGCTTGCAATGATCTGCCTCATCTCATCAAGCTCCTGCTTAACCCGCTTCTTCTGCTGCTTCATGTTGACCCCGAACGCCATCTCCGAGCCCGCAGCCTTTTGGGTCTCGCGTTCCTGGCGTAGCTTCGCCTGGGCCTGTCTACGCTTCTGCTCTTGCTTGTCGAGCTTGCCAATCGTCTTCTTCACCTCGGCAAGGCGCTCGATAGCCTGAATGTTGTCCTCGTTCGCCTCGACCTTCTGCACGAGCGTCTTGCGCTCGGCCTCTAACTGGTCCCGGATGCGATCATGCTTCTCGGGCAGGGCGTCGACGAGGGCGATCCGGCTTTTCATTTGGCGACGGAACTCCGTCATGCTTTTGCGCTGGACAGACTGGATCGCCTTCTCTGCCTTGATGCGCTCGTCGGAGTAGCGGGCCGCTCCGTCCCGTAGGTCCCCCAGCATTCGCTCGGCTTGCTCACGGCTGATCTGCTCCGTGCGGGCAAGCTCCTTGATCTTCTTGGTGAGTTGGTTGATCGTCTTCCCGGCCTGCTTGCGGAGCCGGTTCTGCGCCTTCAAGTCGTGCGTGACGCGAGACCCGTCCTTCAACTTCTCCGTCGCGGTCACGAGGTCATTCACGACCTTCTGGACCTCCTCGTATTCGGTGCCCATTCGCATAGCTCCCTCGCTGGCGTCGATGGACCGCTTCTCCATCTGCTGCATCAGCTTGTTGGCGCGAGCCATGGAGCCCTCGGCGTTCTTGACCCCACGCCCAGGCCCAGCACTCGGCCCCTTAGAGCGGGCCTGTCGACCCGGCTCATCGGAGATCGTGTCTGACAGGGCCTCAGTGGATTGGCGGATAGACTTTTCCGCCGACGCCATGTGCGAGGCGAACTGCTTGCCAGACTGGTTCAACTGGTCGGTGAGGCCCCCGATAACCTTGTTGAACTGGTCGGCGAAGTCGCTGTCACCAAGCGTTAAGTGAATGCTTACTTCTCGTCCCGCATCTTTATCCATTAGTCTAACTCAACCTCGGTGTCATTGTCGTGCTGCTTCACCATGGCAGCTTCGGCGATCTCAGTGATAGTGCAGTCCCGCTCGATCTCTGCGGCGCGAGCGGGGTCGTAGTCAGCAAGCCTCAAGGTGACGAACCGCATGGGCTCGCCAATAATGTCCTTCAAGTGCCCGCTCCAGGAGGGCTCCTGGAGGTCGTCGCTTACATCGCTGTCAGAGGCGGCAAAAGTCCTTGCTGCACGAGCAGAGTCCTTGTGGCTTGCGGCACGAAATCCGACAGTACCTTCTCGCCGAGCTTTTCATCGAAGTGCTCTCGGTCGATCTCGTCGTGCGGGCCATCGGTGAGCATCACGAACCAGTCCCAATACATCTCGTACTGGTTGATCGGGTCCGGCAGCTTCACGTCCAGGTTGCCGTTTGCCTGCTCTTCCAGGGCCTCCTCCCGCTCCAACATCCTGTCGTTGCGCTCGTCCATGTACTCCCGGAGCTTGGCGCGATTGTGCTGAGATGTCTTGACGAGCGTGAAGGTTTTGCCCTGCTCATCGTACTTCGGTCGTCGGTATGAACTCATGGTTGTCCTCCTTGGGTGAAAAGCTACTCGAACCAACCCGGTAGGGTGGTTATTGCGTCATGTGCTTTCAGGGTAAGGGATGCGCCGCGAGCCCGCACCCGGTCCTCATAAATCAGGTCGATGTCGCCCCCGCTGATTGCGGGCACGACCCTCCAAATGAAGTCGTCGTCCCAGGCCCCGGTAGGCACCGGGTTCTCCGGGCAAAAGTACACCTCGTCGGCGTCTGCGCGGAGGTGCAGGGCATCAATCAGGCCCACGAGGACCGCGTGTGCATCAATGGATAGCTCTGCCCAATCCAACTCCACGTCTCGATAGAAGCCGTCCGCACGGCGCTCCTTGCGCCGCCCGTCGACAAGCTCCCTGAAAGGGAGTCCGCCTGGTCGCTTTGGCTTCGCAGCGATCCTCCCATCAGAAAAGGGCAGGGCGTGCGACGAAAGCGTCGTGCCCTGCCCATCCCTAATCTCGACCGTTGCGTTGCCAGAAAATTCCTTGACTGGCATATCTCGCTGGGTCTATGTGTGTGTGAATTAGCCCATGAGAATGGGCGCGGAGTACATCTTTTCAAGCTCCGAGACGGAAACGTAGCCCGTGATCTCGCTGGAGATGTCGGACTCTTCCCGACTGAAATCTAGCGCAAAGGTCGGGTTCACGGCGGCGTTCAGAAGCTCTACCTTGTCCTGCAAGGCGATGTCCGTGAACTGAACCCCGGCACCCTGGTCTGCCACGGGAAAGGGGTTGTCGACGAAGGCGACGTAGAGCCCGTTTCCGGCAGGCTCCGCAAGCGCGGGAAGGTTTTGAAGCTCCGGGGCTCCAGTTTGCATCATGGCAAACTGCCCGGTGATGTCGAACCCCTTGGTAAAGGTTCGGCCCTGGTTGTCCGGCCCAAACTGATTGGGCTCGCCGCCAATGTTGGTGTCCTTGACGATCCCAGCGGTGTTGAGGGCGAAGCGCGGATCAACAACGTAGCCCTCTACGGTGGCGCCTCCAAGCGCCTCGTCGAAAGTAAGTGTGGTGTACGTGGTGCCGTCGTAGGTGGCGTCTGTGAGCGTGTACGTGCCCGTATTCGGGTCCGTAGGTGCGTCGATGATCGGCACCCCGACCCCGACAGAAAGCCCGCTCAGGTCCGCCGCAACGTCCACGGTGTTCGTTCCGTCGTCAACGGCAGTAATCTCCTCGCGCTGGGTGATATACGTGCTCGCATCCGCGAACAGCAGAACGCCCCGACGCTGCTTGATATTCTCGATCCGCTCTTCGAAGGCGGATAGCTTTGCGTTGCTCATGGTTGTCTTGTGGTCTTAGAGGTGAAGGAGAGAGGAGCCCGGTAAGGCCCCTATCGAATTAGCCCATCAGAATCGGCTCAATGTACATCTTCTCCAACTCGTCGACCGACACATAGCCGTTGATCTCGTTGCCGATCTCGGACTCCTCTCGGCTAAAGTCGAGGGAGAAGGACGGGTTGACCGATGCGTTCAGGAGTTCCACCTTGTCGAGCACGTCGATGTCCGACATCATAATGCCCGCCGTCTGGTCGGCAATCGGGAACGGGTTATCCACGAAAGCGATGTAGAGACCGTTGCCCGTGGGCTCGGCGAGGGCCGGGAGGTTCTGGAGTTCCTGTGCCCCGGTCTGCATCGCAGCGAACTGTGCCGTGATATCGAAGCCTTTGGTGAACGTGCGGCCCTGGTTGTCGGGGCCGAACTGGTTGGGCTCTCCCTGGACATTGGTGTCCTTGATGATCCCGGCAGTGTTCAGGGCGAGGCTGGTTGTGGTGCCGTCGCTCCAGTCGATATAGTCGCTCGCCTGAGCAAACACGACGACGCCCCGACGCTGCTTGATGTTGTCGATCCGCTCTTCAAAGGCATCGAGCGTTGCATTGGTAGCCATGGTTGTCTGTGTGGTCTACGGCGCCGGTAAGCGCCTCGGTTAGAGGGTAAACGATTCGAGGTCACTCTTCGGGGCGCGAAACCCCATGCTGGCGGGCAAATGTCCTTCGCTCCCGTCATACTTGATTCGGGCACCTACTTTCAGGTGACGCCCAGGGAACTTTAGGTCCCCTGCGGCCTCAGCGCCGGACGCCGTTAGCGTCGTTGCCGCGACCTCGTTCGGTATTAGGATGATGTCAACACGACCCGATGTAATCTCCTTCATCAGGCGCAAGGAGGTAGTTGCCTCCGTCTGCATCAGGTTGGTTTCAAGCTCAATCAAGCCACCAACCTGTCTCGTCTCTCCATTCTCGTCTTCCGGCGTCTCGATGGGGTCTATTTGGACCTCTGTGTCGCGCATGATACCCCCATGCCGGTAATCCTTGCCGGACCCGCTCGGTCGGACCACGACAACACCTCGCCGCTCCTCGACCTTCTGTATGCTTGCCTCAAGTCCGGTCAGATCCATCTTTGCGCATCGGTTTCAGTGTGAACCCCAAAAGGGGCCGGGGGCAGGGCGGAAAGGAGGAAACACCCCACCCCCGGAGTTCTGCTTAGGCACTACCCACCTTCAGCTTAGGGCGTAACCGTGCCCGTGCCGCCGAAGATTGCGTGCGGGAGCCCGTACCCGGCGCCGTGCTCGCAGTGCGTGCCGTGGTAGACCTTCCGGCTGTTCCAGACCTGGAAGTCCTGCGGGTTCGTGACCGCCGAGTAGTCCGGGGTCTTGACCTGCTGGAGCAGCATCGGAGGAACGGTCTCCACGAGCCGCGAGTCCGCTGCCCAATACTTGGTGGACGCGGAAGGCGACGTGTACTCAAGCTCGACGATCTCGTCGAACTGACCGCGCACCGGGTTCTTGTAGGAGCCCAGCGACGGGTCCGACTGGTCCTTCAGAAGGTACTCGTCGTTGTTGAGCGAGGTGGCCTTCTCCTCAAGCTCGGTCGGGACGAACAGCGTGTCGTACTTCACGCCCATCCGGCGACCGTTGCGGTCGAGGATCTTCGTGGGCGCGAGCTTCATCGCACGGAACGCCTCGACACTAAGCTCCAGGTCGGAGGTGTTCGAGAACACGTCTTTGTCGTCGTGGCACGGGTGATCGGTGCCGAAGAAGTTGGCGCCGTCGTAGGCCGTGACGCTGAACCCGCCCTCCAGGAGGTCGGTGAACAGCACGGCGTAGTGCCAGAAGACGCTCTCAGCCATCGAGGCGATTCCGGGGGCGTGCATCCCGAGGCGATCCCGCTCGATGTCCCGAAGGTCGACCTCCAGGCTGTCCTCGTACTCGTCGGCCTCAATCGTGAGGTCGTAGGACTTGAAGCGGTTCAGGACACGCTCGCCCTCGAACTTACGGAGGCCGCCGGTGCGGACCATCCACTGATACGTCTCCTTCGAGGCGCTAGACGGCACGATGCGGCCCAGCTTCTCGACGAACTCTCGTCCCTGATTCTGATTCGACTGAAGAACCTCGAAGAACAGCCGAGAAAAGTTCTCTCGGATGCGCTCAAGATTCTGGCGGTTGACATCCATGGTTGTTTGTGTGGTCTGTGGCGCCGGGGCCGGTAAGCCCCTGGAGCGCTAGGCCCCAGGCGCCGGTAATGAGTGAGTGTGGTGAAGGGGCCTTACGAGAGGCCGTCGACCTTGACAAAGGCCAGGTTCGTGTCCTCGACGCGCACGATGTGCCCAACGCGGGGCTCGCCTGTGGGCTGCGCCTTCTGGACGGTATCGTTGTCCAGCATGTAGACATCGGTGCCCTCGTCGGCGGTCGTGACGGCGGTGTCGGTGTTGAACAGGAAGACCTCTCCGTTCACCACTCGGGCGCGGACGGGCTCGCCGTCCGTTCCGTTGCGGTTGTCCAACTGCGTCTCCCCGTCCTCCGGGATCGTGTGCTCGCCGCGATCAACGACCACGGGGGTCCCGCCATTTCCAACGGCGGTCGGGTCGGCATCGACAAGCTCACCGCCCTGAATGAGCGCGAGGGTCCCTACCTTCACGGCCTCCCCGAGCTTAACGTCGTGCGTCGTGTAGAATCCGGTCGGGCGGCTGAGTTTCGGCGCCACGCGACCTCCAAGATCAGTAGTCATGGTGTTTGGCTATATGCCAGTTTTCGTGTGAAAGAATTTCGTGCGTGAAGGGGCCTTCCAGCCCCGCGCCTTACCGCGCCACCGTCTGCCGGTGTCGGCTGGGAAGGTTGCTTACGAGGTCCTGCCGGATGTCATAGTCCTCAACATCGGAGGCCGCGTCCTCGTCGCTTCGATTAGCTTCGTCGGAGATGCCCGCTCCGTTGACCGGAACAGCACTGCCTTCGGCGATGCCTTGGTACATCGTGCGGACGAGGCTAATGCGGGACGAGTCGTAATTGCCGCCCTCGTCGGTGCATTCGGCGAGGAGGCTGTCGCGCTGCGACTGCTTCGCCTTGCCCTTGCCGATGATCTCGTCGTCAACCAGGGAAGTCGCCTCCTGGCGGACGGAATCGCGTCGCTGCTCGGCGAGCGCTTCGGACTGCTGCTCGGCAAGCTGCGCGGCTTTCTCTGCCTGCGCCTCTGCCTGCTCTGCCCGCTGCTCTTCCGCTTCCAGCCGTGCCTCAAGGGCCTCAATACGATCCTGTACCGATTTCTCGGCGCTCTCTTCGTTGGCGTCACTCATGGTAAATTGGTTGTCTTTGGGTTCGTAAGTATTGCTCGAACGAAGCACGGCAGCAAGGGAGCCAATCTGGTCCGCGAGTCCGGCTTCTACGGCGTCTCTGCCCATGTAAGAGCGAGAACCGATCTCGCTGCGAAGGTCATCTTCGGGAATACCCATCGACCTCGCAACCGCTTCTGTAAACAGGTCATAGTACCCTTTCAGGCGCTCCTCCCACACCTCGCGGGCTTCGTCGGAAAACGCCTCCTCGGGGTGCCCAAGGGCCTTATCACCCTGCACTCGTACAATTGTGGATTCGATGCCCTCCTCTTCCAGCTTGCCGGTGTGGTCCCGGTGGACGGCGATCACGCCGATGGAGCCCACCTGGGCGCCTTCTCCCACGATCAGCCGGTCGGCGTGCGAGCCGATCCAGTAGGCTGCGCTGGCGATCATGTTCTCGCCAACTGCGACCACCTCCTTGTCCTCGGCGACCCTCGCCACGGTGTTGGCGGTCGGGATCGTCCCGGCGACAGTGCCACCGGGGCTGTCGATGTCGAGCACAATGCGCTCCACCTCTTCGTCGGCGGCTGCGCTACGCAGGCGCTCCTGTACGGCCTGCGGGCTCACGGCCCCACTCGCCTTCGCAATGAAGCCCGCACGGCTCACAATCGTCCCGTGAATGGGCACGTAGGCGGTGTCGCCCTTGCGGAGGTAGCCCCCGCTCGTGATCTGGTCGAAGTCCGACAGCCCTTCGAAAGAGGCGGTGTCATTCTGATCGACGATCTCCTGAATCTTGTGGTCGGGCAGGGAGACGCCAGCGGAGTGGCGCTGGAGCATGGCTTCGATGTCACGGATCTTCCCGTCCGTGATCGCCCATGCGTTAGAGTAAAGAGCGTCCAGTAAATTAGACATATCGTTAGGTTAGTTGCGGGTCGGAGAAATCGTCCGGGAGGTCCCATAGGACCTTCACCGAGCAAGACACCTCAAGCATCAGGCAAGCCACGCCCGGTACGCTGGCAACCACGGAATCCTCTCCAGGCCAGATGTTCGAGAGCTTCACTTCCCAAGACGCCGCCCCCATGCTCCCGCTCAGTACCACGTCGTCGGTCATACGGGTGATGATCCGGGACGCCTGGATCACGGGATAGATGTCTCGGCGCTGCTCTGCTTCGTCGCGGAGATTGCGCCCTGCTACGTAAATGCTGAAATTTGAACCGCCCTCCTGGTACGACCCGGTGTTGTTGTGGTCCACCTCGTTCCCGCCCATGTAGGACACCAGGACGTGCGTTCCGCGAGATACCATGTCGTCGAGGGTGCCGATAATGTCGTCGGTCCCGAACTCCCCGCCGTACAGCCCAATGATGGGCGGCTTTGAGTCACCAGGGAAAAGCGCCGACATCTTCGTGTCGAGCACGTCCCGGATGTGGGTCTCAATGGCGGTTACGTGGTCCATCTCGCTAACTTACTTGTGCTTTCCGATGGGGTGCTTTCCGATGGGGTTACCAGCCGTGGGAAAATGAGCGGTTACCGCGAGAGGCAATGCCGGTGTCGGCCCCGCTCTTCTCGGTCTCCTCGGTGCTGGTCTCGTTGAGACGTGCGATGATTGCGTTGCCGTTGGAGACTGCCTTTAACCACCTCCGAATCTCGTCGGCGCGTCGCGTGATGTCCGCAACGTCGTTGTTCATTCGGCTACGCCTGGGGCGCCGGTCACGGATCTTCTCCTCTGCCAAGACGAGCACCGCATCCTGAATCTCTGGGGGCGGCGTGCCATCCGGGCCGAGCGCAGGGAGGTCATAGGCGGCCCCTACGCGGCTATTGACTCGACCCTCCCCATGGACCAGGGCTTGACGAATCAGCCGTCCTACCTTCTCCTCGTCGTCCGTGGGGTCCGTGGCGGTTCCGTTCGCCGCCTCAATCGCAGCATCCAGGAACGCCTCAATGTCAGACGGCGCCTCGCTGCCCTCAGTCGTAAGCTCAACGAGGTCCGAGTCCGGCATTCGGTCCCGTAACTCGTTCGGCTCGCTGTATGTGAGCGCCTTGCCTGCCATTCGCTGAGTGCGGTGTAAAGAGGGTGCCGCGAATCCTTGCTTTCAACTTCAACCCAATGTACCCTTCCGCGCCCGATTGCGATAGCGGATACAGGCCCCCGACTGTGAAGAAAAGTGGCCCCTGAGTGAGGGTCCCCCGCTGGGTGGGGAGCCTTCCACGGACGCACGCGCACACGAAGGCGCCTTGGAGGGGGGCTTTCCGATAGGTGCGAAAGAGAGCAGGGGACAGGGATGGCAGGACAGCGTATGGTGAGTGGGACGTGGGGGCGCCCATGCGTAGGGGCGTGCCTGCGTGCAGTCGTACATGCATGCGCGAGGGGCGCACCTGTGCATACGTGAGTGCGTGCTCTGTGCCCGCCCTCGCCCAACCGCTTGCGATCCCTGCCCCATGTCGTACCTTGGGAGTACGCTATTCCGGGGCTTACCGGCCCTGCCTCCCATTCACCGAAGACAACCTACCCCATGTCCATTGTCGGATCGCTGCAAAAGAAAGTGGGCGACTACATGGGCTGGTCCTCTGGCGGCGGTATGCTCGCGCCCCAGGGACAGGACCGGCTCGGAGTCATTCCCGAAGAGCTAACCCCGGAGTTCATTTCTCGGGCTGTGCGCCAAGCGAACAAGGGCAGCATCGGGCTCCTCCAGGAGTCCTACATGAAGATGATCGCCACCGACCCGCACCTTCGCGGCGAGGTGAACAAGCTGGGCATGGCGCTCTCGGACTACCCCCTGCGCGTCTCACCTGCCGCCTCGCGGTCCCCGCAGGCCCTCGAAGCGGCTGAGATGATCGAAACGGTGCTCCAAAACCCCGCCCTCAAGACGCGGCAAGCGATCCGCTCGATGGCAAAGGTTCATTTCACGGGCGTCCGCCTCTACGAAAATAACTACCGGGTTCAGGGCGGCGAGGACGGCATCACGCTCCTCGAAGGGCTCGACCTCGTGCCGCCGACTCGCTACGAGATGGAGATGCGTCACGACGAAGAGGACTACGGCAATCTCCGCATCCTGGACCGCGACACCCCGGAAGGCACGCCGCTCTCCTCCCTGCCCGCTGGCTCGCTTACCAAAATCTCTGACGCAGAGCGCGACGGGTTTTGGGATCTGGCGGGCGTGGGCCGCACATGCCTGTTCTGGTACTGCGCAAAACACTTCAATGCGAAGTGGTGGAACGAATTTAACGAGACCTACGGAGAGCCCATTCGGGTCGGCTACTACGACGCCTGGAGCGCGGAGGAGGATCGGACGGAGATGCGCAAGTTCCTCAAGCAGCTTGGACGCGCCGCGTGGGCAATCCTGCCCTCGTCGAACGAGTTCGAGTTCATCATGCCGGACATGGGACAGGTCAAAACCTACGAGGACGTGGTTCAAGTCGCCGACCAGCAAGTCTCGAAGGCTATCGTCGGTCAGATCGGCTCCTCCGGGCGCTCGGAGAACGGGTCCTACGGGGAGGGCATCATGCTCGACTCGATCCGCTACGAGATCGTTAAAGCGATTGCAGGCATGACGGAGGAGGCACTTCACCCGACCGTCCACTTCCTGTGCAAGACGAACATCGCGCCGGACTTCCCGATCATGGATGTGCCACGGGTCTACATCGTGGTGCCGAACCCCGAGGAGAAGTCCAAAAAGGCCGACCTGTTTGAGAAGGCCCTGGGCATGGGCATGGAGGTCCCACGCCAGCACGCCTACGACGAGTTGGGCATCCCGATGCCGAAGGACACTGACGAGGTGCTTACTCAGGAAGACCTCGCTGAGGCCCGCACGAAGACCCAGGAGACAGCGGCGGATAAAGAGGAGCCATCCCCCTCGGACAAGGACTCGACCGAGCCTGGGCAAACCTCGCCAGCCGAGGAGCCTGAATAGGCTTCGGGTGGGGTGTAAACACGACTCTTGAGGATAAAATCCTGCGCTCGCGCTTGCGCCCGCGCCGTTGCTGGCGATCTCTGCAATCAAGGGGGTAGACACTACCGGCATTCTACGTCCCGCAGAACGAGAATACAGCCCCACAGATAGCGCGGTGCAAACAAGATAGTTTAGGACTCCCTATGAGCTTCAATCTCTTCAAACCGGACTCGATACAGGTCTCTTCGAGCCTCCAGGCCGAGCAGTTCATCCCGAAAAAAGTGGTGGACGTTATGGCGAAAGAGCTTGCTGAGAGCGCTCAGGAAAAGATCATAAGCCGGGTGTCCTCGGGCAAGTTTCCGGGCAACCCGGACGGCACCGGCCCGGTGCGCCAGAAGTCCTATTCGACCGGCTCGCGGAGCTTTCCGATGTTCAGGCACGGGGACGCCTCACGCACCCGTTCAAGCCGCTATGAGAGCATGATGGGCAGGGTTCAATCTCAGGCATCGCAGTCAAGCAGTGGGGTAAGCTCCTGGCGTTCTAAGAGCGGCAATCCGTGGGTTTACGTGCCGGGTGGCTACTCCCGTCTTCGCTCGATTGCGGGACTGCCCTCGGGCAATGTCACCCTCTCCTTCACCGGGCGCCTTATGGAGGATCTGGTCGTGAAGCCGGTGATCGAGAAGTTCGGTGAGCGCGGCATGTCCGCTGCGGCTACCATGGTCGGCGGCGGCAAGATCGGGTCGGGCAGGGTGTCCTCTGGCTTTAGCAAGTCCTTCGATCTCGACTTCGATCTGGCAGAGGTGATCGCCTCTATTCATCTCAAGGTCGGGTTCAGCACGCAGTCCTCGTGGCGAATAGCCCGGTGGCAAGCCACGCGCTATCAGAACCACTTCGCCCTGCTTACTCCCTCGGAGAAGACTGAGCTTAGGACCGAGGGGATGCGACTCGCCAAGTCGGCGCGGGATAAGTACGGCACGGCCTCGCCCTCCCATGCACCGAAGAATGAGCAGGGACAGTTCATTCCTATTGATCTCTAAAGTCCCTTGTACTTCGCGTAGGCCACCTTCACCCTCGTAGGAAAACCCAAATTGAAGGAGGCTATTTGGCGAGGAATAACAAACCGAGAAGAGATAACTTCTTCTACGGTGCGATTATGTCGAGTGCTCTGCTGGCATAGCTCTCGACAAGATTGTGTTGCGGTGGTTTTGGGCGCGGAGAGGCGCTTCCGTGCATGTAGGGATCTGTGAAATCCTTGATATCCTCAAGCTCATCTACTACGCCCTGTAACTTGGTGAGAGGATCATTACCACTTGCACCCTTTATATCGTCAATATAGCTACCAATAGTATCATTGGGGTTCACCTCACCCTGGTACACAACTTGAATATATGTTTCAAGCATGGGCCTTATAGACCTTAATACAGACATTTCTTCACCTTGCCCATTATGAACAAACGATTTAATCTTATTAACGTCTCTTCTGAATGCATTTCTTAGGTCTTCATTTATATCCCACTCCCTTACGACACTTTGCTCACCTTTCATGTTAACCTTAAGAAGCTGGTTGTTGAGACCATTTTTTCTATGGTTACGTATAACATTTAAAAAGTGGGGATTGTGTGATAAGACAATAGCCTGTTGTGCCTCGTTTGCTATCTTTATAATTTCTCGTGCTGCATTTTCTTCCCTGTGTATATCCAGGCTTGTTACGGGATCATCAATAATAACAATTTTATCATCAAGAGATAAGTTTCTCATTTTAACGCAAAATAGTGTAAAAGCAAGGGTATTCCTGTCACCAATACTAAGGGCTGTCCTAAACTCAGGATCCCCCTCTTCCACCCCAGACCCTTCAAGTCCGACATATTCTCCCCCTACTTCGATGTCATATTTAGAGCTAACCCTCTTACCTCTTCTTGAGGCTCTTATATCTGATACGCCAAAATTGGCACCAAATTTATCCAAAAGATTGTTTATATCTTTTTCATATTCTTCAAATACCCTTTTTGTGTGCTTATCTGACTTTTTTCTTGCCTCCTCCCTTTCACTCTTAGCCCTCTCAATCTCATTATCTACTTTTTTATAAGTTGCACATAAGGCATTGATGTGCTCCTTGTGTCTATTCTTAACATCCTTTAGCTTGTCTAACTCCCTTCTTATGCTCCGCCTATCACCCTTTTCCGTATCCTCTTTAGCGCTTTCTATTTTGCTGTTTAACTTATCTATTTTATCGTTGTATTTTTCTATTCTATTTTTTATTCTCTTAAATTCCTCCAGTGCACTTTTTAGCTCTTCACTTATTGATATACTCTCAAGTACATTTTTGTCCTTTCTTTCTATGTTATTTATTACCTCCTCTCTAGTATTTTTCCATACCTGCTCGACCTCATCAAATCCTAGATTAGGTAAATCCCCTTCAATGTGATCACTCCAAAAATTAAATCTCTCATTGTTTACATTCAATGTTTCCCTTATCTTTCCGAGTTTTTGGGCTCCTAGCTTATCTACCACCTCGTCTTTTCGTCTCGAAATCTTCTTTTTTAGCTCATCATATTCATCACTAAAATAGTCATCATACGCTTCAACTAAATCCACGCCTGTGGTATCCTGCCCGCAGTACGGGCACTCATCCCCCTCCTCCCCCGAATACTTGTAACCTCTCTCTACCCATCGCTCTGCCCCACTCCCCAGATGCTCATCCAAGTGATCCTGTACTTTCTCCCTCGCCCTCCTTGATACATCATCAATTGACTCTTCCAGAACATCCTCCAGCAAGTCCGTGCTTATATCCACCCCATCAATACTTTTAAGCCCATCCTTGGTCAATATATTTTTTATACTTTTAGCCCTTTCTAGTTCGCTTTTCTTGTTTTCTATTCTATTATCTATTTTTCCATCTTTCTCAATTTCTACATAATCGTCTATATCTAAGTCACTTTCTATTTTATTTTTAATTTTTAAACCTATACTATCTAACTTGTCTTTTAACGACTTAACTGTCTTTTTTAATTCCTCCTCTTGTCTACTCAACTCAACCCCCTTTTCGCCGACTACTAAACGGTACATATTTGTCTTATGCCTATTCTCAACAACATCACCTGCAAATACATTATCATATATAAACGTTGAATCGTATATCTTTATTCCATCTATAGTACTACTCCACGCCCAATTACTTAATACTGCATTTCCCTGATCAGTACTTATTTTTACTCGCGCAGGGTCGCTCTTCCCAAACGTATGCAGAGCTTGAAGTATATTCGTATCCCCTGTGCCAAGTGAGCGGAAGAGACGTGCTAAGGTTGTTTTGCCACTACCATTTTCGCCGTATATAAGGGTCAGTTCCCTAAAGTCCTCTCCCTGTGAGCTAAAATCGACAAAACGACCGACACGCTTTATCTTCTTGCAGACGCGAATCATGATCTGCTAAGTCGAGAATTGAACTTATACCTTCATGAGCATGTCCCCGCTGACACTAACGTAACTATAACGCGCCTCCCCCCGCATTTTCAAAAACACCTCTCGGCCCCACTACGAAATCCGCTCGGGGTCTCGTCAACCTCCAGGTAGACCCTCACACGCCTCGCCATTTCCGTCACCATCTAAATTGTGAGGATCACCCGGCTGGTGCCTCTCAAAGAAAGCCTGGGCCTCCGGTTGAGTATCAAAGTCGGAGCAGTTACGGTCTTTTTCCGGTTCCTCAGAACTCCTACTCCTCCACTCCCACGGAGGCGTAGGTGAGGGCTGGGACCACAAACCACGGTTCGCGTTGCGGGCCTGTCGCTCCAGTCGAGCATAGTCAGTTGCACCGGGAGCGTAATCTTCGTAGTACCATGCAAGGCCGTCACGGATCAGCATCTCTCCCAAGTCTCCGCCTTGCACCCTGATAGTGGCTACGGTACGCCCGTACCGGCCTATGTCCTCAACTGAGACGCGAACCCGCTTCCCTCCTACGTAGCGTCGGGCTGCCCTCGTCGCCTGCGTGCCATAGGACTGTGCGCTTTCGGGCGCATCTATCCCGTGGAGCCGGACCGTCAGCGTCTGCCCATCTGAGCGGCGCACGTCGTACGTGTCCCCATCTGTGACCTCTACAACCTTTCCGGCGAAGGTCTGCCCTGGCTCTACCTGTGCGGGGGCAGGGGCAGCGAGAAAGAGTAAAAATGAGGCTGCAAGAACGTGTCGGAGGTAATTCACCTGTAATCTGGTCGATCTTATTGGGAAAGAGGATAAAGAGCCCCACACCCGCCATCGGGCCAGTCTCCTTTCAAGCCTCCGGAGCTATCTACCCCCCTTCTACTTGTTAACGAATCAGGAGAGGCGCACCTCTAATTCATTACCTCAAGCCGACGCATACTTGCCTTCTTCTGTCTCTGCTCTAAGTCCCGTGGGCTGTGGATTCTTCAAGTATATAAGTGTTTCATAGTAATCATCCAATGACCTTGGCCTTGCGTTACTATTAGATTTTTGCAGCTTAACATCTTGTAGTTTTTCAACCTCGAAACCACTCATCTTTGCCTCATCGGACAGCAGTTCCGCTGACTCCACAACATACAGCTTTTCACGCGACTCAAACTCGTAGAATGTGCTCTGTTTTCCACTTACCATTATAGCAGTCCCACCCCCTTTTACCAACCCTCTCATCTCATTAAATGTCTTCCTCATGTCCTGGAAGTAGCGAGCCGTTGGTGCTGCTTTAATCTGCCTAAGTTCATCATTTTCAAGCCACTCCACAAGGTCTCGCTGATCCTCGGTGAGAGAGTCTTGGTCTATGTCACTGTCACCCATTGCTCCAACAGCCCCATCTATCAAGTCGTTGACGCTCTCCGCATCTTCCATTCCGAGAGCTATCAACGATGCTGCCCTCGCTTTTGAATAACTCTCTCGCCCACTTGCAGCGGGCAGATACGGTGGGGATGTGAGGAGGACATCGAATTTCCCGTAGTCACCCCGAAGGTCGCGGGTGTCATCGTGAAATACCTCAGCATCGGCAAAAGTAATTCCGAGCGTATCTTTGAGCCAGTCAATAGCCTCTGACACCCTTACGTACTTTCTCAGTGAGCGAGAAAATCTGGTGGGAATACTCGCCTTTGTGAATCTAAGAGAGAATCTTCCAACTCCAGTCCCTAAAAACCGCAGCTTGATCTTTCTGTCAATCGCGTCGGACATAATAGTCCTCAACATCGGATCATCTCCCAATCCTGCTTGATCGAGAGACCTCCTTACGATATTGATTTGATGTATCAGCTCCTCTGCTTTCTCCTCATTCATATTGCTATTTTTCATAAGCCATGAGGGGAACGACATGGCGTAATCTGATTGCGATACTCCATTGTCACTAAATAAACTGGCTTGGCCCGAATCGAGTGAGTCCAGAATCCCAAGAACGCTATCAGCCTGATTTGCTACCAAGTCTGGAGATCGGCTTAACACCTCAATTTTCGTCCTTGATATGAGAACGGAGAGAGGATCAATGTCGATACCTACACTGGGCATGCCAAGCAAGGATGCCTCAACCAATGTCGTACCGCTCCCAACGAAGTTGTCGACAACCCGCTGACTGCCCCTACCATGACGCGCAGCACTGACGTTGAGAGCTGCCCGAGCCAATCGCGGAAAAAACTTTGCCTTGTAGTAGTGGATGTCGTGAGTAAGGTGAGATGTCGTATTTTTGGCTGCAATAGCCTTTTCGGTAAGCCGAAGCAGGTCATCACCGGAGCGACCAAGAAGGGCCTCAAGGAGAGCATTGAGTTTTCTCCTTACCCCTCGCCGATGATTGGCCCGCCGAGCAACCGGGTCCGATAGTTCTATGAGGGCATAGTGCGGTACCGCATTCACCACCACGCTCTCCGGCCCCTGCACGTCATGGACTACGGGGCCGACCCGATCCCTTAACGAGTTCAGGAAGGACTGCTCATCAGAGCCTACCGGAAGTGTGAAGTAGATATTCTGTACGAATGAAGACCGCTCGATAAGTGCTGCTAACTCTTCACCCGTAACTGTCGCTACGTAGCCCAGCACCCCACTATCACGAACAAACTCATCAGGTCTACCAGGGCCGTTAAGCTGAGAGGCACAGTCACTTGCAATCGTGAGATCACTAAAGTCCTTGACTGGGCGAGCATCACCCTGAATTAGGCTCTCAATCTCCATTTCCGCCAGGGTCACATCTCCCTCAAGGTCGATGTTGTGGCGAAGTTTAAGAAGCACCTCCATACTGTTTTTCATATTATTCTTGTGACATGTACTCATCAATACTAATTAGGGACTTAATACCCTCGTCCATGTATATAGATTCGCTTAGGCCAATTATAGCATCATATAAATAGAAAAGATCATCTTTTTTAAATGCTTTTAGGTCATAGTTGTCTAAATCTATATTTACATTTTGGGAATATTTTTCTTTCGTCCAGACCACCCTCACCATTTCCGCTAAATACCTTTTATAAGTCCTTAATGGGAACATATTTGTTGCTATAACTGCACTTATTTTTCGGTTTTCTGACTTCTCCTTGAAGTATGTGCCATATTTTAGTGACTGGTATGTTCCCTTTTTAATGTCATCTGTTCGGTCCATGCCAGGTTTGTTTTTTGAATCGTCTATTGATGTACTGGCATCATCCAAACTGGACCCGTTACCACATAAAATATATCTTTTCAGATCCTCATCACCACGAGGGTTAGACTTGTACACATCGTAAAGCTCATTCCAAGCATCAATTAGAAATCTTATATTCGAAGGTTCATCTATATATTCATTAATACCTTCATAAGGCCAATCGTCACCACTCGCATCACCTAACGGAATACGCTCTGCACGATGTGGTATAAACATATAAATATCATTATCCATAACATCCTTAGTGGCAGGGGTATGGTCTGTCTTCCCCACAGATTCGCCCTCCTTAACTTCTGTAAGCTGTCTCCCAAGCTGTATCTCCAGTGGGTACAGGACAAGTGGAGATGATTTAGTTTCGCCCAAAATCAACCGATCATTATTATATATAACTACGTCAACATCTGACCGCGTTCTTTTATCCTTCCCCATTTTTACATCTGGAGATATGTGAGATAGTATATGTCTGAAAATCTGATAGTTACTATTCTCACTTATATCTCCTATACTACCTGACGTAGGTTTATTCGAATCAATCTTTGGCTTTATTCCCTTACTCACACTACATCTTGGACATGTCTTCATGTATGGAAAATAAAGTGAGGGTCCTTCATTAATATCATGTCCCGCGCAGTAGGTCCACCCGTCGTCAGATACCAGTCTTTCAGCGTATTTGGCACTAACCAATAGGTCAAACAGGCAAGCAAAAGCAGAGTTGGGAGACACAGTATAGCCATTATTCCTCAACTCCTTATAGCTATCCAGGAAAGTATCAACTACATCGTCAGGATTACCGGATGGTATTCTGATTAGATTCTCCTGTAGGCCGGAAATTTTTTCTCTCAAAGATGCTTTCGCTGACCCATCATTGATCCCGCACGGAACGTCCTCAAAGTAAGAGAGAATGGACATGGAGGGCGACTGTGCGCTTTATGCAAAGAGTAGCTTTTTGGGAGAGGATGTTAGCCGCAGCCAATAAGGCCCAATTAACAACTCGTGCAAGCTACTCAACGTGAGCCTGAAAGGACATAGGAGACTCCATCATCAAGGTAGTTTTAACGGCATCTTGCGGGGACGGGCATCCCTCCCATTTTATCGCCCCCCCCTGCCCCCCAGTGCGTTTCCAGACTCGCTATTGGCAAGTCTGATACATATAATCCTGATGGGCGTTATCGTGCGCTCAAAGCTCCTTATTCAGCATAGACAACCACCATGTCTAACTTCAATCAGAACAGGCAGGAGATCACCGACCGCGAAGTCATTCCAAGCCCGGATATGCCCTGGAAGGGAATCGGCATCGCCGCCTTCGCGCTAATAATCGCCGCCGGAATCGCAGCGGGGTACGCCCTCCAGGCTATCGGCCTCACGCTCCTCGCCATATTCCTTGTAGTCGTCTCCGATTGAGGAGCCCCCTACCCCCCTCTATGTGCGCTTGTTCAGGTACGCCTTGAGGTGGTCGGCCTTGTCCGGTTCTCCACGGAAGGTATTCTTCGTCTCTACCTCGGCCCCGCCCATGTTGCCCCTCACCTCGTCCTTGTCGGGGTGGATGAGGCGCCCGTTGACGAAGTAGACCACGTAGCGCACACCATCGAAGAAGTGCGTCCGGGGCAGGGAGCGGTCGTCGGACTTGTCGTTGGAGTCGTCGACCTTCGAGGTCATGTCGTATTCGGCGTTCCCGACTGACGAGGCCGCGCCCCCGGACTCAAAATTGCTGTCGGGCAGGAAGAGGATGCGCGGGTCCCCGTCGCCGTCGATCATAAAGTTGTTGAGGAGGTTGATCGTCTCCCTCCTATTCGGGTTCGAGTACGTGATCCCGCCGCTTCCGCGCCGTCCGCCGCCCTTGTTCTGTCCCTGCTTCCGTTTCTTGACGAGCCCCGGCACGACGCCGAAGCTATAGAGGGGTGCAAGGGCCTTCTTGATGATCGTCCAGTCGGTTTCCGATGGGCTCCTCGTGTCACGACGGTTTCCGGTGGCGTCACCGACGATCATCCCTCCTCCGGGGTGATCCTCGTAGTCGTTCAGGAAATCCTCCATCATAATCTTCGTGGTGGCATTCCATAGCTCGTACTCGTCGACTTGGCAGAGCACAGGCTTCACGCGCCGGTCCTCGGCGGTGTGCTGGGCGAAGTCCCACTCCTTGATCTGCCATACGGACATGCACATCGGGGCGACGTTGAAGTCAATGCCCAGGATGAACTTGCGGTACGGGTCGTAGGTGCATAGGCGCTCTGTGAGTGTCGCAGCGCGGGCGTTGACGGACTCGTGGCGCCCCTCGACGTGCATTCCCCAGCGCATGTCCGGTACCACCTCCTGCTTGAACAGGGCGACACGCTTGCCGTCGAGGTAGCGATCTACGTCGGTGCCCCGGTAGGTCCGCTTCAGTTGGGCCTTGTAGGTGGGCTCGACGTTGTGCTGGTTCTCCTCGAAGGGCGGCTCGTAGACGGGGATGCCCCGCTCCTCGAAGTAGTCGTACATAGGGTGGTTCTTGTCGTCGGGCATCCCGGCGTAGTAGAAGAACGGCGGGCAGACGCCTCGACGGGCACGGGACACGGCGGTCTGGATGTCTGCGATGTCGCAGTCCTGGATCTCCTCGAACCAGAAGCCATCCCACTCCGTCCCCTCGATCAGGTCGATGTTGTCGAAGGAGAGGATGCAGACCTTCGAGTTGAATTTCGGGAAGTAGTAGACGTTGCGGTGCTTGAAGTCGTCGATCATCATTTCGCCGCGCACCTGGAACTCGATTCCCATAGCGCGGGCGACCTTCGCCAGCTTCTCGGCCCCGGAGCCCCAAGCCTGATCGTACGAGTTGGCGACAATCGCCATCTTGAAGCCGGGGTACTTCTGCACTCGGGCGTTCGACGCCATGCCGAACGTGAATGACTTGCCTGAGCCCTTCGCCCCGACCGCCCCCACCTCGGCGTAGTCTCCGAGGATGCCGGGCTCAGGGTCGACGTGGACGCCTTCAGAGGCGAAGAAGTCCTTCCGCTTCTGTGCGCACTCGGTCGGCTTGACGACCCCCTGCTCATTCTTCGGGTTTCGGTAGCCATCGAGCCCGTTCCAGGCGAATCGAGCCCATAGAGGGGCGCCATCACGCGGATACTCGCGGGGCATCTTGCCGTGGCCCCAGGGCATGTCCAGGGGGCCGAAGAAGCTCGGGGAAGCAGGGTTTTTGTAGTCCGGGCGGCTGTCGGTGCCTAATCCCTGCTTGAAAGCGTCCGTTATGGGGTCTTTTTGCCCGCTATTCCGTCTGCGCATGGTGTCTTGAGGTTGAGGCCCCAGTAAGGGCCGATTAGAGGGGTACGTGCGGCACTTCTATCCTGGTCGAAGCCGTCTCGGGCGAGAACACGGTGACTTTCTCGTCGTGCTTCCGCTTTAGGCCCTCCAGTAGCACCTCGTAGGCCCGCATGGTGATCTGGCTCCGCTCTTTCAGGTGGTTGTGCCCGCCATTGATGATCTCGGTCACTCGGCGAGCCCACCGAAGCTCCACGCCCTTCGCTGCGACCTCGCTAATGCCGTGAGAGGCCCAATACCAGCCCGCACACATGCAATTCAGGGGCGCCTCGGCGACCGGCGAGGGGTCGTCCACGAGATCGTAGGTCATTCCGTGGTGATTCCGCAGGTGCTCCTGGAATCGCCGATAGTTGTCCTTCCCGGTGACCTGAATGATGCCTCGACCAGAGTATTTCCGCCCGTCTCCGTCCCGCTCAGGGGTGTTTCCGAGGTCGGTGCGGGTGTCGTAGCGCCGCTGGGCCGCTGTAGGCCCCCAAACCTCTTCTGTGTAGCGCAGATTGGCGCTCTCAACGAGGATCTGTCCGAGAAAGTGCGCCTGTTCGGTGGGGCCGCACACGCCGTACTGCCCCATTGTCTGCGAGATCGGCGTCGAGGACTTCTTTGCCCGGTCCTCGGGGACCCGAATATCCGTCAAAATGGACGGTGTGATGGGTACGAATAGTGCGTTTTGCATGGTTGTCTTGGGGCCGGTAAGCCCTCAGTTATGAGTTGGGGTTGTACCGCTTATCATCCTCTACCCACTTCTGCACTGCGGCGCCTGAAACGCCAAACAGGTAGCCTACCTCGGCAAGCGGGTAGCCCTTCGCCAGCTTGACCGCAATGCGCCGGTATTTCGGGGGCGTGCGGTGGGTAGTGCGCCGGATCGGAGAGAAGTGGTCTATCAGCATGGTTGTCTTTGCCCTGAACGCCGGTAAGCGCCACTGCGGGCTGTTAATGGGGCAGGGATGCGAGTTCGGAGTCGTGGAAGGCAAGCCCGTAGTGCTTCGAGTCGAGTTCCACCATGAAATCGTACCTGTTCCGCTTCGAGAGGACCTTAGAGACGACTCCGGTTTTGCCGCGATAGTGCGGCGGGCCGCTCGAAACGATAACGGTGTCTCCTTCTGAAATCATTGTCCGCTGGGACCTATCTGGTTGATGTCGCTGAGGTCGCCACCAGAGGCGCGTGCAGCCTCGAAGTCCTGGGCAATGAGATCCAAGATGCGGTCGGCGAGGTTCTGGTCCTGGAGGTTCTGGCGGACGCGGTTCGCAACGATAGTGGCGAGCATCTGCGTCATGTCTGCCATCTCCTCGGTGCGCTGCGTCGCCTTCCCGTGGATCAGGGATTCGGCTTTGATGATGTCGATGAGGTCCTTGATCTTCACCTCCTTGTGCGTGCCGTCCTCGATAGCCTGCATGACGGTATCGCGGGCGTCGAGGAGGTCCTGTGCCATCTCGTCGACCTTCTCCTCCCACGGCTTCTGCGCCCTCTCCCCTATCTCCCGGTGGTAGGACACCATGGCTCGCCGTGAGGCAGTCATTTCGCGGATCTTGTGCCATGGGTAGCCCTCGGTCCCCTCTCCCTCCTTTGCCCAGCGGGAAAGCGTATCCTCGTGGGGCATGTCGTCGTAGCGCGAGATTTCCGCGAAGCTCATGTACTCCAGGTACATCACGAAGCCCCGCAGAACGGTCTCGTGTGGTATTGATCGGTTAGCCATCGTAGGGGTTATCAAATTCGTCTCGGGGTGCGGTCTCTTCCTCGTCTCGCTCGCGCCACTTCAGGCAGAAGTGGTCCTTGCGGACCTTCCCCTTCGGCTCCTCGGGGTGCCCGCACTTGGGCAGGGCCTCGCAGGGGTAGTAGGTTTGTTCACTGAATCGGCAGTTGCGACAGGCTCTCTTGTTTGCCATCGGGCAGGGAGTTGTGCGGGGCTACGGGATCGGGTCGAAGCCGAGTGACTTGAGGGTGATCGCGTCCTCCGCAACCTCCTCTGCCGCGTACTCGAAGGGCTCCGTGTAGACGTGACCCTCAACGTCAACCTCGTTCCGGTTGCCGTCGATGCTGTAGGGAGCCCGCTTGATCGAGTACCGTTCGTCACCGCTTTCCGGTGGGTGCGGGATCGCCAAGAAGACGGGCAGGGAATTGTCGAGGGCCGTGTGGATCTCGTCAGTGACTCCCGTGGACTGCGCCCATCCCTCCAGTGCCAGAATCACGAGCGCCGAGGAGAGCGATACGAACGCCCGGTCATGCTTCTGCCAGAAGTCGTATTCGGTCGGGAGCGAGATACCGTCCCTGGCTCCCTGCTCTACCATCTCCTTCGACTGCGTGAGCGGGCTGAATACAGTCACATATCGCTCGGTGAGCCACGTCGCAAGACGGGTAGCTGCCGTCGCCCTGTGCTCCTCAACGGCGGGGCTGTCGTGAGTGTAGGGGCACGCCAAATAACTGTACCGTGCGCCCCGCAGATCGTCGAGGATGCCTTCGTTTGAGTTGTGCATGGTTGTCTTTGTGTATGTGCGTGTTCAGACCCTCTAATTTCCGGTAAGAGAGTAAAGGGCCTCTGAGAGGCTGTGCCTTCCGGCGTCAGCGTACCATCATGGTACAGGTAATTTCATAATGCGGCAATCGGTTTTGCGGTGTGGGTCGCAGTTAATTATACCTGTACGTATATACGTACAAACAATGGGTCATGGAGGGGGCTAATAGGGGGGTGATCTGTGATATATTGAGCTGGTCTGAGAGCGGGGCAAGCCAAGTAACCCTCCCCCGCCCCCTTTATGATTTTTCCGCACTCCAGCCCCCATAAACGGCATGTGTGTGAACATATTCACATACCACGGCTTCACCCAACTACCACAACCGCCCCCCCCTCCCCCCCGTGTAAGCTTGCGAGGAAAGGGGAAAGGGGGCAACGGAAACGGGAAACGGAAACGGGCCTTACCGGGCTCGACATTCATCCACAAATAAGACAACCGATTTGTTATGATCTTCGCTGGTCAGATTCTCGCGCACCTCATTCTCATTCCGGCCCTGTTGTTCGGCACCACGCTGGGAATTGACATGCTCCTGGGCGGAATTTCAGTCGCGCTACAGAATAGCGAACGGAAGAATAGGTAGGAACGCGACCGGGCACGCTGGCGCACTGTCGGGCGGTTCAATCCCGCCCGGTGCCCCCAAGTCAAGCACCTTACCGTTCCTTGAAATTGTAGTGTGATTCCGCCCGACCATAGGCGGGGCATGTGCGGCGCCGAGAACAAGCGCTGTACGTGGGCACAAGTCTCCGTGCCGCAACGGTGAACGCTCTTTAGTGGGTACGTTGAAGCGGAGAACAAGGCTCATCCCACGGTGAACGTGTGGCAGCACATGCGCAAGGTCCGCACTCTGAAGCGGGCACAGTGGATGCGATCCCTGTACCTGTACGCTGAAGCGCACCTTGACTCACCTGTTCTTTACATATTGCGTGTAGGGACTGCGAAGCATAATCCACTCCTAATGGAAGCGTCAGAAATGGCGTGTTCGTGGACCTGGATGGGGGACACCCCTAATGCTCTGCCGTCGCAAGCCCTTCCCTACACATAGAAGCGCACATAACCGCCCCTTATATCACTCTGTCAAGTGGGGCGCGTGCCGGTGCCGAACATGTAGGCGCCGGATTGTGCCGGGCCGACTCCTGGGCCGTGAAAATACAGGAATCGTGAAAGAAGACAGAGCGCTGAATCTGTGGAAAATTGACCGCCCCAACCGCCCTCTACGGGCACCAAAGGCGGTTCACCCCAGCGTTACCCTCAGTGGATTTGGAACGGAATAGACAACCGCGAACCGGCTTTAGCCGGATGTAACGGAGGCGGGGCAGTTCCGCCCGTTCCAACGATACAGTGTCCACGATTTTGGACGCTGAATAAGTACCTAAGCACGGCGCCGAACGTGCTATCGCACCGAAGGCGCATTCCCCTACTTATCAACAAAAGACAACCATGGAAGACACAACGCAGAACTGCCCGCGAATCACTGTAACGGCGCACAGTATGCCGCACAAGCACGAACGCCGAGCGGAGGATGTGCCGGTTATCGAAGGCGACGACACGCTTACGAGCCTCGTGGCGGACTCCTACGGATCGTCGACGATGTATCTGTTCGAATCGTCGTATTTCCGCACCGTCGCAGTCATTGCGGGGCACGAACAGGCGGCGTGGAATTATCTCGCCGATTTTGGTGTGCTCGACGAGCTACAGATTGCCGAGGACGAAGCCCGCGAAGCGGAGGGGCAGGGGCAGTTTTTCATCCGTCTTGGCAATGCCAGTGAACCGTTCGACATCGACGGTTCGACGACGATTGTGTCCACGTTCGACATCGAAGACATTGAGCACTTCCACACCGAACTGAAATTCGGGCGTGACGGATGGATGCACCTGTGGGCAAACAACCGGCACAACGACCGACCGCCCTACCGGGATTTTTTCCTACAGATCGGCGACGATCTGGAAGTAATGGAATACTGGAGCCCATCGAATCAGATCAACGACGACGAGCACGCCGAGATGCTGAAAAAATCGGCACTTCACGCCCTGATTGCGAACAACTGCTAACACGAGTAGGGGCACCGAACCGCGTTACCACGCACCTAACCTAAAGACAACCATGCCAACGCTTCCACCGGACACGAACGACAACGACGAACTGCGCAGCCTCCTATCCTGGAGCGCACGGATGGGATTCGGGCCAAATTTCGGCACCACGACCGTGGCGCACTACCAGAACACGCACTTTAAGCGCATGAAAGGACTGGGCGCTATCATCGGCATCTTCGACCCGTCCGATTGGTGGACGGGGCGCAAGGCTGAAATCCGGGTCCGTGACGGAATGATACAGTACCGGAAATACACAAAGCGCGGAGAAGCGCCGGAACCGTACACGAGATGGAAGAACGCCGTAGACGCCGACAAATTCGCCCGATGGGGCAAGCAAGCAATTTACCGCTAATCAGACAGAGCCGAACCCCGATATAAGCAAGGCATTAAGACTTTAGAGCTTCCTCATTCATCCAATCTAACACCATGAAATACACTGTGATCGTACATTCTGAGACGCCGTTCCAAAACGGCATACAATCCACCAAAATAACGGCGCAAGATCCCGAGCGAGCCGCAGTCAAAGGTGTATGCCGTTTCTCCGAAGCACACGAATACAGGGACACCCTTCAACTGGAGGATGTTGAGGATACCGCCCATGCCCTTGCTGTAATTGAGGGGCACGTTAATGTCCCCCTGAAAAGGTCGCACCTTGGGCAGATGATATAAGCCTAACCATGCTGACACCAACTCAACGAAGCGCTTACCGGCGCACCACAACCGACCGAAAACAACCATGAAAGACGATCTGGACAGCTACGCAGAGGCAGCAGGGTACACGGACATCGGGCACTTTCTCCGCGCATCCCTGAGCATCTAACGAGGCGCTTACCGGCGCCCTTCCCCCCACGAATCGAATCGAAAAACCATGCTATCGAACAAGCCTGTTATCCCGTTCTACACGCTCGAATCCCTGGAGGATTACGTAATCGACGGCGAAATGCCGGGTGGATTCCTCACGTCGGCACTCAAGAACGACCTGAGCCGCACGTTCCGCAATGCGGACAGCAACAACGTCAAAGGCATTCCGGCGCTTTGGGCCTTCATGTTCAACTACATTCCCGCCGATTCTTGGGGCTCGTGTGATGAGGTAGAATCGTGGGCCGCGAAGGGCGGACTCCGACGCATCGAACCGGATTCAGTCGAGCCGGTGCGCAAGCGATTCCGAGCATACGAAGACGAGCACTACGGCGCCGCGTAGCCTGGACGGGCACGGGGCGGTTCCCCGCCCCCTACGCCAACACTCACGCCCTTACCGGGGCTCATTCTAACACGAGAGCGAAGACAACCATGCGACACCACACGACGCCGAAAATCTACGTCGCCGATCTTGCAGCATACAATGCCGGACACCTCCGAGGCCGTTGGCTCTACCTTCCCGAATACGAGGACGTTGACGAGTTGATGAATGCTATCTCGTGCCTGTTGGACGAGTGGGATCGGGACTTGCTCGACGGAATGACGGGACCCGTTGAAGAATGGGCAGTCCACGACTTCGAAGGCTTCCCACGGGCACTGTATTCCGAGTATCCGGGCCGTGACGGGCTCCGCGCTATGCTCTGCTACGTCGAGCTCCTGAGCTACACGGATGATTCGTCGTCGGCAGAGAAATTCGTCGAGATAGCCGAAGACATCGGCTACGATCCCGAAGAATGGGAAGATGGATTCGCACGGGCTTACCGGGGCACTTTCAAGAGCGCCGAGTATTGGGCAATGGAATACGTCGAATCCGCAGGATTGCTGAACGACATGCCGGAAAATCTCCGGTATTACTTCGACTACGAGGCGTTCGCTCGTGACGTGCGGATCAGCGGGGACATGCGATTCTGCGACGTGGCATTCGAGACCGTCCACGTATTCGACGAGCACGCACTGTAAACCGCACGACGCGCCGACACCGGGCACGTGGTAGGGTTCGACTCCCTACCCGGCGCCAACATCCGAGCCCTTACCGGGGCACATCTCAACGAAGACAACCAACCGCCATGAACTACAGCAGAATTTGGCACCGTTTCGAGAACTACTGCATCCAATTGGGGCACGACCCGACGCCCCCACAGGGTGAAGTGACGGAGACACTGTGGAAGGCGTTCATGCACTTCCACGAGGAGGTCGACATGGATCACATCCCCAAGCTCCGACCCACCGAAGACGTGCTCTACTGTACGGTGAACGGGGCGGCAGGGCGCTACGTCCCCCAGCAGTTCGCCGAGAAGTACGCACTGCCCGACGAAGACCGCGACATCCTCCTGGAAGGGCCTTGCACGGACTGGAATCAGCCCACCGAGGAGATTAACGAGCACTATTGGGACGCCTGGGACGATGTGCTCATGGGCTTCAAGGTCGAAGACGAAGGATTCGGGACCGAAGTATTCTTCATGGAGCGAAGCGGCGACGTGTTCGCCGTCCGCGACGACATCAGCGAAGTGGAATCGTTCCTCTACCTGGAAGGGTAGGCCGAAATCCCCGACCGCACCGATCCGCCCTTACCGGGGCACTCACTAACCGACACAGACAACCATGGAAAGCACAGCCGAAATTCAGTCCCCGCTCGTCTGCATTGCGAGGGATCACAACATTCGAATCGACAACGACATGGAGACGGCCTACTACAACCACCTCGACGAATCAGAGGTAATGCGGGAGATCGAAACGGATCGGTTCATCGTGCGCTTCACGGCGAAGACTGAGCGGCACCTTGACCTATCCTGGCTCCTCACGAAGGCATTCATCCGGGACGGTGGCGGGCTCGTGATCCGCGAATCTCAGCGCTACGGGCAGCGAGAGGTTGACGAGTACGGCGAAGAGCAAGTGATCGAGTGGATCAACGAGGACCGGCGCGAAATGGCGGAAATTATCCGCTCCTACGTCGGTCTCAGTGACGACGCGCAAATCTTCGTCGCTGTCGTCGAAGTGATCCACAAGGCAAGCGGCGCCGTCCTGGGCTCCGATAGGTTGGGCGGCTGCATTTACAACTCGTACGAAGAGTTTTGCCAAGGGGGCGGCTACGCTTCCGATTTGGTTCACCACGCAGTCAAGCAAGCCCGCGAAGCGATAGCGGACCTGTGCCGCTAACCCTACACTGATAAGCCCCGGCATGGAGCATCGGCCCGGATCGTTACCGGGCGGGGCTCGAATCCGCAAAAGCGCCTTACCGGGCGCCCAATTCAGACAGAAAGACAACCATGGCTTCCAAGAACCCCATCAACGGCGAGTATCGTGGCACCACGTACGAAGAGGCGAAGGCCGAGTACGAAGAGCGCATCTGCTACCAGTCCGGCAAGTACGAAGGCGTACGGCTGGAAAATAATACGCGCCTCGTCAAGCGTGGCAGCTCGTTCGGCATCAAGCTCCACAACACGTGCGTCGTGATCCTACACCCGAACGGCTCCTCCGAGATCCGAACGGGCGGCTGGCAGACGGTCACGACGAAGAATCGAATCAACAAGTACAGCCCCCACGCCCGAATTACGCAGAAGGATTATGCGTGGTACATCAACGGCTCGTGGGAAAGCGGCACGCCGTACGAGCGGGCAGAGACGTGGACGCCGGGATACGGTAAGGTCCGGTTCCGCCCGAACGGCACGCTCGCAATGGAGACCGAAAAGGTCCCCGCCTAACCCTGGCATGGAGCCTCCTCCCTGGTTCAAATCCGGGGCAGGGTTCAATTCGCGCCCTTACCGGGGCATCGTTTCCTGCAATACCAGACAACCATGCACGTCTCTTTCCTCTACATCGCTGGCGAGGACGAAACGCACTACACGGTCGAAGCGACCGTCGTGTCCGACGCCCCCGATCACCGAAGCTACTCAGTTGGCTTTGAATCTATCAAGTCCGAGTCCGAAGGGCTCCCCATGCCCGAAGAGGTATTCGTGGACGAAGAGGAGGCCCTTGCCGATCACGCAGTCGAAGAAGCCAAAGACGAAGCGCTCTACCGGGCGCGTCGCTAACCCTAAATCCCCCGACAACCATGCCCGACATCTTCGGAAACCCTACAGCAAAGGACCCGGCCCCCGAGGCGGAACCTGAACCGGCGCCCGAGCCCGAATGGCCCGAGCCGATTCCACAGCCGGAACCGCCCGACGTGAGCGTGGGCGACGTGGTGGAGATCCCCCACAAGGCGACTCGAACACGGAAGCGCACCGGCTACATACGCCGGATTGAAGGCGCCTCTGCCTGGGTAGAATCGGACATCAAGAAAGTGACCGGGTGGTATGCGCTCGTCTGCCTGGCGCCCTACGAACCGGGCAGCTAACAATCATTCAACACTCACTCAACAGGAAAGACAACCATGCCAGATGCGAAAGACACCCCGCGAGAGTGGGTATTCTTCATCGACCACGAGGAGGAAACGGACTCCCTGAACGTATTCGCAGCCGTGACGAACTACGGTATGTTTGGATACAACACGCCGGAATACGGCGTCAACAAACAGCCCGAGGCCGCCTTCCGGCACCCCGCCCAAGGCTATCCGTGCTACGGGCAGTTCGAAGGCTACGGCGCGACGTTCTTCCACGACAACAGCGGCGTGAGTTGGTGCGGGGCCGCCCGTGAATGCCTGGGGGCCGAGATCCCAGAGAAAGCCGCTCGCAAGATTCACCCGCGCCTCTTCGAGCGCATGACGAGGGACGAAGAACTCAACGAATCACTCACCTAACCCCTTACCGGGGGCAGCAACATGGACCACCTTGAGCAGGCAATCCTGAGCCTACACGAGGCCCTGGAGGCCCTGTACGAACACGGAGAGGAGCAGGGAGATACTGTGGACCTCTCGCAGTGCAGGAACAGGATCAACCGGGCGCTTCACGACACCGCCAACTACGCACTCATACAGCAAAACAACCATGCCGACACAGACCGCAACCCCGGACACCTATCAAGGGCACCAGATCGTCAAGCTGGAGCCCAATGACCCCAGCATCGACCTTACCCGCATCTACGACATGCCGGTGTACGCTACCGGCCCCGTCATGCGGACACTCGACGCCCACTCCCCCACCCTGGCGGACAAGGACCGGGCACTGTGGGAAATGGTCTACATGAGCGCTATGAACCGAGGCGACCTGGAGAGTAATCTGGCAGTATTCCGGGCCGAGATCGGGGGCGAATGGCGCTCCTACTACGCCGAGAAATTCAAGGGCATCATTGTGATCTCTCGCGCCAACTAAGCACCCCAAATGGATAGATCGGGAGCTTTCCGATGGGAGCGGTTCAAGCCCGCCCCTGGGGTCTACGCAGGGCCTTCGGCCTTGCTTTCCGATGGGGCTTACCGGCCCCTACTCCACAACCATTCCACAAAAGATCAACCATGACTAACACGAAGTCGCAGCGCGTACTCGACGCAATCAACGGCACCGAAGGCAAGTTCTTCGGCATCACCTTCACCAAGAAAGACGGCGAGACTCGTGAAATGAACGCTCGCACGCACCCCAACGACCAGCCTCCCAACTGGAGCCCGGAAGAGCGTGGTATGAAGCTCGTGTGGGACGTGCAGAAGGGCGGATTCCGCACGATCACCGCCGACACCGTAGAGCGCCTGACGTTCGCCGGTAAGACGATTGCGTTCGATTAGGTACCCTGGCTCGGGGGCGGGGAGATCGCCCCACCTGGGCCAGCCTCGTAAGCCCTCGGACATGATAACAGACTCAGCCCATGCCAGAAGAAAACCCCAAGATTACCGAGATCAATGCCCCCTCCCAGCGCTCAAAAATGAGCATGGGGGGCAGGGTGTACCGGCGAACTTACAGCTACTCCAGCAACGAAGTCACCTGGGAGGCTGAACAGCCGACATGCAATAGCCACCCCTGGTGGAGCGTGTCAACGAAGCTCTTCAAGCGACTGGAGGTTCTGTTCCAGGCACGTGTCGAGCACGAGTTGCGGGCCGAGCCCATGCAAGCACGGGCAATCACGCCCACGTACACAGGCCCATAGGCACACACGCCCCGCGTGTGTGCACCCACACACGATCACGCCCCCGCCCACGACCCACTCACTGATACACTGTACTATGTACTATATATCCCTGCTCTACCACACCTATCGGAAAGCTCCTATTGGGGCTCTGAGCGGGGTCACGTTTAGGACGTACTCGAAGGGGTCATGAAGACCCAAAGGGGCAGAGTGAATTAAGATAATGCCCTTGCTTGTGCTAACGATAGGCTCTACATTAATTGTAGTTCATTCGCGGGTTACCGCCCGCTTACATCGAAACAACCATGCACGTCCCCATGAACCTGACTGCGCCCCAACTGCGCACGCTCGTCTCTGAGGAGATGGAGCGGCGCGATCTCAACCCCTGTGCTGTCGCACGTCGATGCGACAACCCCGACCCCGACCGTGGCAAAGGCATCCATCGGAACGCCTGTTACGCCGCCATGAAGGCCGACGGTCACGAGCGCATCGGCACCCTCCTCCGCATGGCCCGAGCCCTGGGCTTCTCCACCGAGCGCACCTACCGCCTGAAAAACCTGGGCATTCAAGAGCGCCGCCGTATCTACGCAAGCGAAAACCTACCCAGCGAGTAGGAGGAGATTCGCCCCTGTAGCTCAGACGGACAGAGCGGTGGCTTCCTAAGCCGCGTGCCGTAGGTTCGACTCCTGCCGGGGGCACGGATAAGCGCAAGCGCCCTACCCGGCGCGAGTACCCAACTCCTTCACACCAAAAGACACCAATCCCATGGCTACCACGGTCAAAGCTAATAGCGCCGAAGACTTCATGCGGCAGGGAGCCAACTACCGACTCGGGCTTTACCGAGCCCTGATCGGTCGCCTCGACGACGCAATTGAGGAGATCGCAGAGGTCAACAAGTTCGCCAATAGCTCGCCCTACGACAGGGATTTACCCAACAACTTGCCGGGTAAGGTCCAGGCGGCAATCAGTAACGCGAAGATTGCGAGGGAAGCGCTCACGAAGGAGCTTGCCGAACTTGAGCAGATCCTTCTCCAATAATCCGCAGCCCGTGGGCAGTTACCCCTGCCCCACTCCCAAATCACGGAGGACAACCATGAGCACATCAACAGCAGAGGATGTTATGTCCCAGCCCGAACCGCCCGAGGCTGACGCGGCGCCGGGTCAGAGTTCCAGGTACAACGCGCTCTTTGAGCCGGTTGAGCACCCGAACGAGGTGGTGATTGCGATTGGGCCAGAGGGAAGCGGCAAGACCCACTTCGCGGCTACCGCCCCTGGCCCACTCCACGTGATTGGCACCGAAGCCGGTCATGAGGTCGCAACCCTCGTCAAGTCGTTCCCGGAGAAGGACATCCGGCACCTTGCACTGGAGCCGAAGGCCGATGGGGACGCCGAAGACATTTGGTTCGCACCCTGGTTCGGCGTCGACAAGAAGATGAATCAGGCAGTGTCGGTCCTTGCCGACGCAGAGCGGGGGACGGTCGTTATCGACTCAGCCTCGGACCTGTTGGGCATTGCCGCCGCGAGCTTTAACTACCAAATGAAGCGCGGCGACGACCCGATCCCGCCGATGATGTATGGGCAGCTTTACCCGATTCTCGACGGCTGGATTGGCGAGATACGCAAGCAGCACAACGTCGTGATGTGCTCCCGAATCAAGGACGAGTACATTGACGACTCGAAAACGGGCGAGAAAGTGATCGACCTCTGGAAGACCGGGCCGTACCTCGCCGAAAGCATCATCTGGATTAGCCGCCCTGCCCTGGGGCAGAAGCGCGTCGGGGCGGTGACGAAGGGCGTCAACCACGGACGGTTGATCTACGACCCAAAGTTTAGCACGGTCACGGAGCCTCAGCCGGTCGAGAAGGACGCACGACCGATGCGACAGGCGCTCAAGCGCCTCAAGGCCGCATATAAGCACTACGAGAACAAGGGCCTTGAAGCGAAGCGCCACGTACCCGACACACTGGAGGGCGTAAAGGCCCGGATTCAGGAACTCGGGAATCGCCTAAATGGCGGGGGTGACGATGAATAGCTCCCCCTCCAATCCGTTTTCCGCTACCTCCGACGCACGATGCAAGTGCTGCGGAGCAAAGGCCCTGCGGGTGATGCAAGGCATGAACGAAAAGAGCAACGGCGTCGAGACCCGCGAGCAGAAGACGTTTCAATGCGGGCTTTGCGGGGACGGATGGGTTTCGACCCTAAAGTCCTCCCCTGGCGCCACGTTCGGTAGGTGGCTCCACACACCGGGATGGGAACCGCTCCTGGTGCGCACTATCGAGCTTGACTTCTCACCGGACAACTTGATGATCGAGGTTGACGACGAGAAGTGGGAATACTGGCTCGGTGATGCCCAGATCGACGAAGAAGACTGGTTCTCCATCTTGAAGAACCGAAGAGCCAGCATGAAAGCCCGCCTCGCCAATTAGGATCATCCTAAGCGGGTTTCCGCCCGCACGAGGCGTTCATAATCTATCAACCGAAAGACAACCACAACCATGAATTTTCCCGACATGAACGACGCATCCGAATTTGGCTCCTCCAGCGTACCGAGTGAGGGGCACCAGGATGTCAGCATCAAGAACATGAAGGCCGACGTGAGCAAGAACGGCAACGACATGCTCGTCGCCACGCTCGTCATTGACAACGGCCCGGATTGCCGCCTGGAAATGACGGAATACCTCACGATGGGCACCGAGTACGGAATCGGCGAGGACCGGCTGTTCTCCATGTGCTCGAACACCCGCACCCACGAGTTGCCGGATGGCTACGAGTGGTCGCAGGACGTTAGCTCGTGGGACGAGTTCGCCGAGCAGTTCGTCCGTGAGACGCCCATGCGCTTCGGTGTCGAGGTTCGTCACGAATACTCGATTGAGACCGAGCGCGGCTGGAAGAACGACGTAGAGGAGGAGGACTACCGGGAGCACGTCGACGGCGGCGGCAAGGGCCGCATCAGCGCGGAGATCGTCGGCTACAGCGAACCGAAAAACAAGTCGGAGGTCCCGAACTTGACGCCAGGACAGGCCGAGGCACCTGCCGAGGAGAACGGATTCCCGGAATACGAGGGGGACGGCGCCCCGGCGGGAGACGGCGCCCCCGCCGAGCAGGCCGACGACGGCTTCCCGTTCTAAGCGCCAAGTTAGCCTCACAAGAGCAGGGCCGAATCCCTGCCCCTGTGGGCGGTCGGTAGTTCAGAGGCAGAACACCGCGAAGACGGAGGCCGAGGGGTTCGAGTCCCTTCCCGACTGCATTTTACGCGCCGACCAGGGGCGCAAATTCCTGGGCACGTAAGCCCCCACGTGGATGAAAAGAGGGGCACCTGGAGAGGTCGGAGGTCGCCTATTGTGAAGGCTCGAAGATCGGCTGGAGAAAGCAGCCTCCGAAACGGCTAATGCGGGTTCGAGTCCCGCCCTTTCCACCGCAACTGTAAGGGGTACAGCGCCTTACCCGGCGCTTCACTGAAAGGCGAATAAGACAACCATGCGCCCATGCAAGTAACCACGAATCCAGATATAGTCCTGCGGGACTACCAGCGAGAGACGCTGGAGAGCATCCGTAGGGGGTATGACAGCGGTGTGAACCGCCAACTCGTCTCACAGGCGACGGGGCTGGGTAAGACGATCACGTTCGCCCACCTCCCTGCCTTCTTCCCGGAGCTTGTTCGGTACGGAATGGTCGTGGTCGTTCACACGACCGAGCTTGCCTATCAGGCGCAAGACTCCCTCCAGTGGGTATGCCCCAGCCTTCGGGTTGACCTGGAGAAGGCCGAGTACAGCGCCGATCCGACCGCCGACATCATTGTCACGAGCAGGCAGACGCTCGGGCGGACCCGGAGCCGCCTCAACCGGCTAATGAAGCACCGCCAGATCGGAATTGTGGTGACTGACGAAGCCCACCACGTCAAGCCCGGTGGCACCTACGACAACATCCTCTCCCCTCTCGGCCTCGGCACCGACGACGCATACGACGACCTGTTGCCCAACGACCAGCCGCGCCTTAGCGTGGGGGTGACGGCAACGCCGAATCGCAACGACGGGATCGCCCTGAACTACTTCTACGGGCAGATCGCGTCTAACTACGACCTACAGTGGGGCATCGAAAACGGCTACCTCGCCGACGTTCGCGCCCTCCAGGTCAACACGAACCAGCACATTGACGAGGTGACGAGTCGGGCTGGGGACTTTGCGGTCGGTGAGCTTTCCAACGCGACAAACACGCCGGAAAGGAATCAGGTGATCGTCGAGGGATGGCGCCAATACTGCGGGGATTCGTCGATTGCATTTTGCGTCGACGTAGCCCACGCCCATGACCTCGCAGAGCAGTTCCGTGAGAGTGGCGTTGCGGCGGTCGCAGTCGATGGCAAGACGCCGAAGGGCGAGCGCGACAAGATCATTGAGCAGTACAAGGACGGCACGATTCAGGTCGTCACGAACTGTATGGTGCTGACCGAGGGCTTCGACGCCCCCGGCACGCAGTCAATCTTGATGGCCCGCCCCACGCAGTCGACCCCGCTCTACATCCAGATGCTCGGTCGAGGCACGCGCACAATGCCGCCCTCGATTGGGAACCTGGACACGAAGCCGGAACGGCTCCAGGCAATTGAGGAGTCGGATAAGCCGTACATGACGCTGATCGACTTCGCAGACCTGATCGGGGACCACGACATCGTTCGTGCGCCGGACCTGTTCGGCATGTCGTCGGACTTCGACTCCACCTCGCTCGACAACGAGACCCCGGCCCGCATGGTGCAGGACGTAGTGCCGAAAGTCGAGGAGATCGTCGAGGAGAACCCGTTTAAAGAGGAGGAGATCAGGGACGCCGCGAGCATCGAAGAGATGGAGGTCGAGGCCGACGAGATCACCGTCTTCGACGTGGCGAACCCCAGCGACGACATCAAGGATGTCAGCGAGTACCGATGGATGGACATGGGGCAGGGTGTTTACCAGCTAAGTGTCCCGGCTGACCGGCAATTTGATGTCCGCGTCGAGCAGGACATGCTCGGGGATTGGGAAGTGTCGTTCCACTACCCAACGCAGTACGTCGAGCAGGACGGTTCCCGAAAGAAGATCAAGGGGGCGACCTACAACCCCGACGTGACCTATGGCAGCCTCGAAGATGCGATTGGAAAGATCGACAAGCGCATCACGGACGAGCACGGCGACATCAGGAAAATCATGAAGCACACGGCTCGGTGGCACTCCGGGCAGGCAACGAGCGGTCAGAAGGGTTTCCTCGACCGCCTGGGCGTCGACTACCCCTCGAACATCAGCAAGGGGGAAGCAAGTGCCCTGATCGACGCGAAGAAGGCGCTCCTCCGTAGAGAGAAGGCGGAAGCGTAACCTGGGGCTACTCCCCCAGCCCATAATTCCCTCACTAAGACAACCCAAGCCAATGAGTGAACGCAAGTGTCCACACCCGCAAACACATCACATTGAGCGGGCCGTGAAGTCGCGGCTCTTCAATGTATCCAAGACGGTCGCCTACGTCGAGGACAAGATCGACGAGGCGTACGAGCGCGGCCTTGAGGCGTCCACAGACGACGCCCCTTCTGAGGGGGATACCGCCGATGAGGTACCCGCCGAAGAGGGAGCCCTGTTTCCTGACGAAGAGGACGCAGGCACCGACACTGGCAAGTAATCATATCCGCCCGGACCCGCTTCCCTGCCCTACCAGGCGGGGCGGTGGGGATCTGGCATTTGTGCATGACTACTAAGCAGGCAACGCAGGAAGGCGGGTTCCCCTCCTATCTGGAGGCAAGTGCGCCGATTGACAAGGATACATTTAAGAAGCTACAGCAAAGAGGATACGACAAGACAGGCAACAACCCCTCGGCGTTTTTGGCCCTGCCAGAGGTGGTCGCAGAGAAGATTGGGCTCTTCACTCACATGGGTGCCCGGATCGAGTGCGCTGTACTCGCCCGCCTCTTGTTCGAGGAGAAAGTCCGGGACACGTCCGAGCGCGTGGTGAAATTCCAGGGCTTCGGGGAGTACACCAAGCCGAAGGGTACATTCATCCTCTCCATTGAGCGCATTGCGCGGGACCTGTGGCAGCGCTGGTTTCATCAGGACGGGGACGGGGACACCTTCGACCGCTTTTATGACCGGATGCGCAAGGCCGTAGGTCGCCTGGAAGACGACGGCTGGCTACGGCGCGTAGAGCACCCGCACGGCAACCGATGCTTCGGCTACGTGTGGAGCTTCGAGGGGACGTTCCTCGCCGGGGCTGCGGAGGAGCTTCCGCAGTGTCGCTACACCGGGGCTCGTCTCCTTCACTCCGGGGCAGCGCCGGACGAAGAAGTCTACGGCGCTGGCGAGGGCCTTACGAACGTGGTTGACGTGATCGGCGAGGCATTCGTAGCCGACAATCCCACTGTTTTTACTGAGGGCGAGGTCGTCACGAGCCTGTCGAAGTACGGACGGGGCAACTACGGCAACATCTTCGGCTGGTCCCGTCAAGTGGCAAGCACCGGAGCGAACGGCGTTCGCTTCACGACAATAGGAGCCTGGAGACAGGGCGAAGAGGGCCTTGCGAACAAAGCCCAGGCGGTGCCCTGGATCACGTTCGACATCGACAGAGAAGACCTTTGGGAGGCGTGGGAGGTCGCACGACGGATCGTTGATCGGCTGGGCAACCTCGGCGCCCCTCTGGAGAAGGTCCACGTGTCCTTCTCAGGCAAGAAGGGGTTCCATATCCGCATTCCGAGTGGAATGGCGGGCGCCCCCGTCTTTGCCAACTCCGCAGAGGCGGAACGCATACTTAGGCGCTTCTGCGAAGCGGTAGCCGATGAGGACGTTGACCTCTCGACGTGTGATCCCAGGCAGAACATTCGCCTGATCGGGAGTGTCCGGGCGAACGGGTACCACGTGACCGCCTGGGACGCGAAGGAGTTCTCAGCGGAGAACATGACGCTCCAGCACGTCCTCAACGAGTCAAAGACGCACTCGCTTTACGATATTGGGCACGTTCAGCCGATGTCGATAGCCGCAGTACCGAGCCTCGTCGAGGCAATGGTCGGAGCGATGGACACGACGCGCAAGGCTACCATCCCCTCCTTTGGCGAGGCGAAGAAAGCCTCGGGCAAACCAAAACAGAGCGGCGTAATGAACCGCGCCATGGAGGGCTGCGCAGAGGGTGTCGTCTGGTGGGACAAAGGCGACAAGCTCCACCGTGGGCGCTCGAAGCTCCTGTTTATGGCAGGATGCCAACTCCTCCGGGAGCACGGCGAGCGCAAGGCATGGCGCAAACTGAAAGACGTTAATGAGAAGTGCGAGCCCCCAATGCGGGAGCGCGAGCTTGAGGGCCGGTTCAAGTCCGCTCGGCGGACTGTGAGCCGGGAGGTGCGCAGATGATACGCCCTCCAAAGGATCTTCGACTCATTGGGGTGGGTGATGCCGCCCACATTAAGTCCTCCACCGTGGGTACGGTCGAGGATGCAATCCGCACCGGCCCCCTGTCATCTGAGGGCGACCGTGTTGTGTGGAATGAGGCGTTCGAAGGCTGGATGCCGGTTGTGCCAGTAGAGGACCTGAGCTACGAGGTCAACATGGCACGGACCTACACGACCACGATCCGAATAGGCGTCGAGCGAGCCCAGCTTGGGAAGGAGACCGCAAGTACCGCGAGAGGGCAGGCAGCGGGGTGGGATATCGTTCCCGTCCGCGAAGAGAACATGGAACTCCTGCTCAATCAGCAGCGCGGCTCGATAGACGGTAACGTCTACACGGAGTTCTTGGTGAACGATGTGCGGCGTGCGCTTCGGATGGGGCGCCCGGTCTACCAAAAGCGCATTTTCACCGGCACCCAGGCGTACACGCAGGGTCTACATCCCTGCCCCGCCTTCCGCCCCATCGGGTCAGTTGTGGGGTCGAAGGGGGAGCGCTCTGACCTTGGACTGGCAATCCAGGAGGGTGAGGTAGACGGCGCTCGTTACCACGACGCTGTTCTTGTCGTGGACAACGAGGACTTCCGCCGTTGGCGAGGGCACGAAGACAACCACAATCTTTTCAGCAAAGGACTACTAAGAGCATGACACGTAAGATGAAAGATCCCACGGAGGCGGTTGAGGAAACGCTTCTCACCTCCGCTCGGGCCTTTAGCATCCCCTACCGCGCAGCCCTGGCAAAAACCCGCCACTGGCGAGCCGTTCAGGCCCGCGCTATCGCTATGGTGTGGACGACCCGATACGTCGGGCACACCCTGCAAGACGTAGCGGGCGCCCTGGACATGGATCACTCGACAGTCGCCCATCACCGGGGGCTGCACGAGCATAGGCTGGAGAACGAGGCGATGTATGCGCAAGCCTGGGAAGAGGTCACTCGGGAGCTTCGATAGATTTCGGTGGCGTTACCTCGCCACACCCCCCCACTCAAAAGACAACCACAACATGATTAAGATTGACGCAAAGACATTCTATGAGCGGCTGTCCTTCGTCAAGGACGGGACGATGAATCGGGGCATGGGCCTCATGTACCAGAAGGTCTGCATGGAGATGGGGCCGAAGGGTGTTTGGCTCCGCTCCTTTAACCAGATGAGCCACACGCTTGCCCTGGTGTCCCGCGAGGCCCAAAAGCCGGTTCGGATGCTCTTCGACCCTACCCCCTTGCTCGGCGCGATCCGTCGCGTAAACGGCGAACTCACTCTCGACGTGGGCAGGCGCGGCCTGGAGATCAGCGGGCCGATTGAGGTTCAGCACACGTGCCTCGACGGCGAGGACTTCATCGACTTCCCGGAGCAAGAGGCCGACCCGGTGCTCCTGGAGGACGAGGGTGGGTTGTCCGACGCCCTCAAGCAGGCAGAAAGCGCCGTTGACGACAACGCCCCTAACCAGCGCTTCGCCGGGATCTACATTGGCGACCGCCACTCCCCTGGCAGCATCCGGTGTGTGGGATGCAACACCACCTCCCTCGTCGAGGTCGAGATGGGCGAGGCGGGCGATGCGGAAAACTTCTCCGGGGAGTCGATTGTCCCGGCGCAGGCCCTCAAGCAGATCCGCACGATCCTTGACGGAGACCAGGCGGTGAACCTGTACCTGGGGGAGCGCGAGGCGAGTTTCGTGTCAGAGGTCGGCGCTGTCTGCGCCCGCCTCGTCGCCGAGAAGTACCCGAATTACCCGGCGATCATGCCCGACCGGAAGAACACCCAGGAGTTCAAGATGCCCTCTGACGACTTCGAGACCGGGCTACGGATTTGCCAGGAGTACACGGAGGATTTCAGTAGCGTATTCCTCGACTTCGACGGCGACAAGCTCACCGTGAGCGCGACGGAGGGCGAGGGAGGTTCCGCGTCCTACACAGTGCCCGTTGAGACTGTCGAAATGGGTCGGATGCGCCTCAAGTGCAGCGCCGACCGGATGCTTGAGGTGGTGAAGCCGATGAAGGGCCGATCCATGTCGATGTTCATTCCGATTGAGGAGGAGCCCACGAGGGTTCGCATCGAGGGGGAGACGCCGGAAGTGCGTGGCGCTGTCGCCCTCATGTACCTCCAGCCCGGTGAAGAGCTTGAGGAGTTCGATCAGGACGAGGAGCTTCAAGCTGCTGTGGCATAGGCAACTCATTTCACGGGGGCCTACCAGCCCCTACCTTTTTCAGTAGACAACCAGACACCATGGAACGCACAGGACTCAGCGCAAAGCTCTCTCCCTATTCGGGGAAGGCAATGCCACTCTTACTCGGGATTATCGGGCCGAAGGGCTCGGGGAAGTCCAGTCTCGCCAGGGCGATTCAGTCTTGCCTCAATAACCCCAGCATGGCGCACCGTATGCGCTTCGCGGGACCGATCAAGCGCATGGTCGGGCAGCTACTCATGGAAGCCGGTGTTGAGCCGGTCGACGAGTTCATTGACGGTAGCCGGAAGGAGGAGGAGCTTGCCCCCTTCCCCGTCGAGGGCATCACCTCACGGTCCCTCATGCAAACGCTCGGAACCGAGTGGGGCCGGGAGGTCGTCGGCGAGGACATCTGGCTCGGCCTCACGATCAACAAGGCCCGCAAGGCCCGCAGCATGGGCAAGATCGCTATGATCGACGACGTGCGGTTCCCCAACGAGGTCAAGGCGGTTCGCTGGCACGGCGGCAGCATCATCCGTGTGCAGCGCGACGGCTGCTCCTGGGACGGGGCCGATGCCCATGCCAGCGAAGGCGCAATCGCCTCGGTGATCCCAGAATGGTTCGTCGACAACAACGGCTCGCTGGACGACCTCGAAACGACGGCAGACGCACTTCTCGCAAACATCTCACTCAAGCGCAAGGCCCAATGAAAAAGCTCAACACAGACTCGGCCTGGGTTCCAGTCCACATCGACGAAGAGGAGCAAGAAGAGATCATTCAGATCGGATCATCAAGGCGGGGGGCGAAAGAGGCGTCCGGCATTTACAGTGACACGCAGCTTGAGGCCGACCACCAGTACGGCACAGACGGGCACGTAATGGCTTTCGCAGCCGAATACGCCCTCGCCAAGGCCCTGGGCGTCGATCCGGACAGGGAGATCAAGCTGGGCGGTAACGAGGGCAAGCACGTCGAGGTCGAGGTGCCAACCGGCGAGCTTGACGAGAACTCCTTCCCGGTGTATCGGGATGTGACGCTGAACGCCTCCTGGATCGGAGATCCGACATGGGACATGCGCTACGACCCGAACCGCATCCCCGGCGCCGACATCTACGTCCTCATCTACGGCGACGACCTGGAATCCATGAGGATCATCGGCGGGATCTCCGGGGACAAGTTCCGCTCGAAGTGCCAGGAAAGGGACTTCGGCTTCGGGCTTCGCCTCGTCGTAGATCAGGGCAAGCTCGCCCCGGCACGGAGGATCATTCGTTGGCTCGGGGCCGGTGATCGCCTCGAAGATTTAGACGTGGAGCACCGGGATAAGCGGTTGCAGCGTGAGGCGCAATTCGGGTCCTTGTTTGGTGACGACAACCAACAGAACGATCCCGCCTAAGCAGATGAAGTCCCCCAAGGAGCAGCTACGTGAAGCGAAGCGGCGCAACCGCAGGCGCAAAGATACTGACGCCGAGAAACAGGTGAAGGCTGCGAAGCGAGAAGCGCGAAAGAAGAAGAAACGCGCCCGTCGACGGAAGTTTTGCGGGCTGCTCCAGGGGCGCGGACTTCCCTGCCCTGAGCCCGAGCACCAGTTCCACGATACGCGAAAGTGGCGGATCGACTACGCATGGCCCGACGAGAGGGTAGCCGTGGAGGTAGAGGGTGGCGTCTGGACACGCGGCGGACACACACGGGGCTCCGGGTTTATGAAGGATGTTGAGAAATACAACGAGGTGGCCCTGCACGGCTTCGTTCTCATCAGGACAGTGCCGGACGACCTCTTCAAAGAACACACGCTGGACCTAATCGAGCGTGCCATTACACTTCAAACAAGGAGAAATTAGACAACCATGGATAACGTAAGCGACGCACAGGACTTCCAGAAACAGGGACGACGCACCTGGACCACTGACCCCCATCCTGCCCTTTCGCGTGGTGAGGAGCTTGTGAGGGACCTAACGAAGGCCGATCAGGTTCTCGACGGTCGCCTCGACGAGCACAAGCGAGCCCTTTTCTACGGAGACGACAATGCAAGGGTGCTGCGCGGTGCCGGGGGCGAGGATTACATCCTGGGGGAACTCGACGAAGAGACCTGGGACATGCTGCACGCCGTACTCGGGCTCGGAACGGAGGGCGGCGAGGTTATGGAGAGCTTCCGTGCCGTACTCGCAGAGGGGGAGGAGCCGGATGAGGAGAACTTGAAAGAGGAGCTTGGCGACATCCTTTACTACGCCGCCCGCCTCGCCGACGCCCTGGACACCTCCCTCCTGGAGATCATGCAGGCGAACAACCGTAAGCTCCGTGAGCGCTTCCCGGAGGAGTTCACCCAGGAGGATGCCCTGGAGCGCGATACGGAAGCCGAGAAAGAGGCAATGGTGTAGCACCACCCTGCCCTACCGGGCAGTCACTCTATTCACACGAAGACAACCAACAGTATGTCTACTCTCACAGAAATTATGGTAACGCAGAAGGATGTGCTCGACGAGCTTCGCGCCGTTGAGCAAGAGATCATCGACAACGACGGCGAGGTCACCGACGAACTGGACGCCCGTCACGACGCGGCACTCGACAAGCTACTGACGCTTGAGGGCTCTGTCGAGAAGAAGATTGACGGCTACGGTGCGGTAATGACCGAACTGGAGCAGGAGATCGAAGCCGTGAAGGGCCGTGAGCAACCGATTAAGGACATGAAGAAGAACCTCCGGTCCCGGCGCAAGGCCCTCCAGCGCAACCGGGACAAGATGAAGGAGCGCCTTATGGTCTACCTCCGTGAACTCGGCAAGGAGCGTGTCGAGGGTGACAACTTTCGGTTCCGCAGACAGTCAAATGGTGGGCGTCGAAGCGTTGACATCTCCCCCGGAACCGGCCCGGAGGATGTGTCCGAGGAGTTCACTCGCACGAGCTTGGATAAGTCTGCGATCCGGGACGCCCTGAAAGAGCTTGCTCGCCTTCGTAAGCAATACAAACAGCTTCGGGATGGTTACGGGAGCGCTAATAGCCCCGCCGAAGAGGCCGAGATCGCGGAGAAGGCCCGAGAAGTGGGCGGAAGGATCAAGGAGCTTGAAGAGGTCGAGGAATTTGCCGAACTCGGTGAGCGTGGCGAGCACATTCGCAAATTCTAATTCCTATTATATATGATGCACTCCACCAAAAGACAGCCCAATCAACCAGTCACCTCAGCTATGACCGCCGAAAAGGAGGCAGATGCGACCGAGCAGGATGACATAAAGTTCGACCCGCCCTCAACTATAGAAGAGGCGAGAGAGCGAAAGGCTACACTCCAGGACGATATTGAGGCGATCCAGTACCAACTCTCTGAGCCGAACAAGACAGACGACGAGGGCAACCGCCTTCCCCCTGAAAAGTACCACAAGTGGAGAAGACAAGCAGTCAAGGCCCTAACGGCAAAGAAGAGAGAACTGCGCTTCGTGAAGCGTTGGATTCGGGACCGGCAGAAGCAGAGAGCCGCACGGATGTTCGACATCGACCCGGACGACGAGAGTGATCTTCTGGTCGCTGCAAATAACTTACTCACTCAGAAGATACAGGAGGACGGGTGCGAGTTCACCGACGCCGAACTGCTTTTGGCGAACACGATTCGGGATCATGTGCTCGGGATCTCATAGGAACCGAGCACAAGGATTCTTCATTCACAGGGCGGCTGCTTAACGGCGGTCGCCCTTTTTTATTTGCCCCCTATCCTCCTCCCCATGCCGAGATCGCCGAAGTTGCGCCAGCGAAGCAACGGGTCTCTGTACGCCTACTTTTACGACCCGCACCGGAGCCCGTCACAAAAGAAGGTCTACCTGGGAGTTGTGATTGAGGAGGACCTGGAGAACCCCGTAGATGAGGTCCCTGCCTCTGTTGCGGGCACATTCTACCAGGAGTACCATGACCCCTACATGCGGGGCGCCTACGACCCCTGGGAACCGAAGGAGAAGCGAGAGAGCGTGTCGTTCGACGAGGCCCTGGACAGGTACATCGAACGGGAAGGGATCACCGACAACACGAGGCGCACCATTCGGGTGACGCTCCGGGAGTTCCAGTCCGACTACGTAGAGGAGAGCCCAATGGCGGGCGGTATCACTGAGGACGACGTGAAGGGCTACGTGTACCGCCAGGAGCTTAGTGACTCGTACCGGAAGTCGCTGTACTCACGCCTGCACGCCGCCTTTGCGTGGATGGAAGAGGAGGACCTAATCCTGGAGTCGGACAATCCAATGTCGGCCCTAAGCAAGCCGAGGGTGCGCGACAAGACGGCCTCGTACCTGGAGCCGAGCGAGTGGGCCGCCCTGGTAAAGGAGATCCGGGAGGACTACGAGGCGAGGGTTGAGAACGGGAGCCGTAGCGGCCTCCAGGAGAACGAAATCATCTGGATCTTGCCAATCCTCAAATTTGGGACCGCAACCGGAATGCGCCCCTCGGAGATCCAGAAGCTCAAGGTTGGGGACATCAACTTTGAAATGGGTAGGGTGAAGGCCCCCGTTCTCGACGGTAACAAGGGACGCGGGCGCGAGGTGCCCATGTGCGCGATGGCTGAAAAGGTCGCTGCCGACGCGATGGAGGGCAAGCGAGACCCGGACTACCTGTTCTCCGGCTCACGGAGCGAGACGTTCTGCACCCGCACCCTGTCCCGCAACGTGAAGTCCTACATCGAAGACGCCAAGGGCGTGGACGACGACATGGACCTGTACGGAGCCACCCGGCACACCTTCGCGTCGTGGCTTGCGATGTTGGGCTACGACGCAGTGACGATCAAGCACGTTATGGGACACTCCTCCCTTACGGTGACGGAGCGGTACATGCACGTGTCGCCTGGGGCGCTCGACCGCAACATGGGAGATCGCTACCGGAAGTTCGCTGAGAAGGTCGAGGGATTCGGGTTCTTCGACTCGCGGCACGGTGCAGGGGCGAAGCCGGGTGCGGCAACTGAACCTTAGAGGAAATTAGAAAAAACGAGACCCGACTTGGGAAACAGATCCCACGTCGGCAAATTCCAGAGAGCGTAATAGATGGGAAATCGAGCCCGACAGAGGCCCATGGCTGGTAAAAAGGCAAATTCGGGGGTACCCCGCTTAGACGGCGCTGAGGGCCGTTTTGGAAAGCCGTTTTTACCATTATTTGCCCATGGGCAAAATCAGGGTCGATCTTCTTCACAGAATCGGGCCTGAACGCCCACAAACGTACAGGGCCAGGTAGCTCAGGTGGTAGAGCAACGGCCTGAAAAGCCGTGTGTCGGCAGTTCGAATCTGCCCCTGGCCACCTTCTCTCCGCCATCCCTCGTCCCCCAGGGGTGGCGGGTTTTGACTGTGGGG